CTAACGGAAACCTAATATTTTTTTAGCTATATTAAATAATTTTACTTTTGAACGGACATTTTTGTTCCGCTCGGAGAACTTTTTTGTCTACTCGGCTTTTGCAATTTTTTCTTTTATTTTTTCAATGGTATCTTTTGCAAGAGTATTGTTTTGTTTTGAAAATACAGTAGAATCAGTTATTTTTCCAGAAGTATCCTTAGCAACCTTTCCAGAAGAAACATCAGCTCTTGTTAAATCAAAGCTTTTTTTATTTGCTATGTTCGGATCCTTTTCCAACAAAGACTTCAATACAAATAAGTCTTCTCCTTCAAGTATATGCGTTTTTTCATAATCCTTTTTTAAATTCTTAAAAGATTTCCAAGTAAAAGCATATTTTGTATTCCATTCATTTAAAAATAGCTTGAATATAATAACATTTGCATTTTCGTCTTTTGCTTTTATATCAGCAACTTGATATTCTTTGGCTATATCATCCATTGTTTGAAATAATTTCTTTTTTGTTTCATTTCTATTTTTCTTAATTTTTTTTCTTATTTCTGAATTTAATTCTTTTTCAAATTCATCTAAATCTTCTTCTCTTTTAGCCTCTTGGTAGCTATCCCTATTCTTCAAAATAATTTCAGCCATTTCAGCTTCTTGACTTTTTTCTTCCTTATCATTTTCCTGAGCAACTATTCTTAACAATATAGCATCATTAGCAAGTGAAAATAATCTATCAAGTTCATCTTTATCTATAATTTTTGAGTTTTTTGATTCATTTATAACTCTATATATGTCCATTTTCATATTATTAACTTTAAGTTAATAATATGATTGATATTATTTTAGAAGATTTAAATGATAAAAGCCCAATGGCTACAAATATAAATATTTATAAATTATATGAAATGTTTAAAAGTGGATTTTTAATAGCCAAACAGCAAAGAGATAATGCATCAAAAAATGCTAAAAAAAATTTACCAGAAATTTGTTTCAGTAGAAGCGAATACTTGCCTCAAAAAACTGGTATTGTACCAACTCAGGCATTAAGAATCGGTCAGTTAATTAAAATAGAATTAAATATTGATAATGTATTAAAATTAAGAAATGTAAAAAAACCATATCCAGTTTCTTTTGGTAATGCTAATCCAGAAAAAGCAGGAGATACTGAATTAAGAGGTGAAGAAAGAATACAAGTAAAAAGAATACCAGTAGAAAAAAAATATATGACCATTTACATACCACATGATTTATTCAAAGAAGTTCTAAAAAAAGAAGTATTTGGAAATAGAAATGCCAATAAAAATATTAAAGATTTTATGAATAAAGAAGAAGAAAATCAAAGAGTTATAAAAACAAAAAAAGATTTTATGAATTGGATTAATAAAGGTATTAGCAATGGACTTATAAAAACATACAAAGATACTTCCAGAGAAGCATACTATAAACGCTTAGGAAGAAAAAATCCATATATAACAGAAGAAAATTATTTTTGCTATTAATAAGGAAAATACTCTTCCCTAATATTTTCCAAATCATTATAATACCAGCCATCTATTAATTTTATATGTTCTTTTTTTGTAATAACAATATTTGTAGATGATTTTATTGCTTTTTTAATATCAAATTTTTTGGAAATCCTACCCTTCATATCTGAAACATTTTTAAACATAATTGTATCATAGCCATTTTGCTTTGCTTTTCTAACTAAATCATCTGTTGTTTTACAATCTTCATAGCCTTTATCTTTTGGAGGCTGAGACCATGATTTACCTTTATAATCAAAAGTAATTAATTTGCATTTATTTAAATCTATATCTACTAATATAAGACAACCATTTTCTGCCTTTGGATCTATATAAGATATTGCAGCATCTTTGTTTTGAGTAAACCAAATACCAGTTCCAACAGAATGGCCATATCCACCAAAATTTAATTTATTTGTTCCACCATGATAAAACTTCATAAAATTAACTTGACTAAAAATTAAAAAAAAGTATAATGAAGGAAATGAAAAGTAAAGAAGATATATATAGAATACTTGGTTCTTCTAACCATTCTAAAAATGAACGTATTAAAGATGATTTTTATGCTACTCCAAAAATTGCAGTAGATAAATTATTTCTAGAATTAGAAAAATTAAATATAAAATTGCCAAAAACAATAATAGAACCAAGCGTTGGAATTGGTTCTATTGCTTACCCCTTTTTACAAAAAGGGTATTTTGTTATGGGATTTGATTTGGTAGATAGAGGATTTCCAACTACAAATATAGTTGATTGGTTAACGGTTTCTAGACCAGACATTGATAATCTTGCAATTGTAGCAAATTTTCCTTATAATAAAATTCAAGAGCATACAGAACATTCTTTGTCTTTATTAAAAAATGGAGAATATTTAATAGAGCTTGCAAAAATTCAATTTTTGGAAGGAAAATCAAGAAGAAAAATGTTTGATAAAAATCCTCCAAAATATGTTTTAGTTTTTAGTGAAAGAATTAGATGCTTAACAAATGGAAAACAACCAACTGAATCTGGTGCTATTTGTTTTTGTTGGTATATTTTTCAAAAGGGATTTAAAGATTACCCAAGGATAGGATGGATATAATATGATTATAAATGCTAAATATAGTAGTTGTTTGGTTTTAACAGATTTTAAAAGAGATACTTTATCAAAGCTTATGTTTGAATTTCGTAAAAGAGGAATTATAGCTAATATAATAGAAGGAAATTATATTAGACCATTTTATGATCCTATGACAGTTATGACATTTTCTTCTTATGCCTTTGATCCTTCTGAAAGGCAGGGTTTTGATACAGCATACTGTTTAAAACTTAATTATCGTACACACTATGCTTCTTCCGAAGATTCAGAATGTTTTTTGTTTTTAAATTCTTGCGTTGTGTTTACAAAAACAAATTTTTTCATTCTTAATGAAGGTGAATATGAAATTGTAAATGGTAGTTTGAAAATTATTTCAAACGAATAAACTTTCTTTTAAAATTATAGATAAAGTTTAAAAAGGTAGTTGGAATTAAGGCAGCATCTAAATCTCTTCTCATTAAGTTATTGGATAGAATTCCTAAAAAATCAGAAGAGATTTTATGAGCCTGTTTAAAAGAGTATCCATTACTTATTAAAGTTTTATAGACTATATGTTCAAGTTTCCAAGTTTCCAAAACTCTTATACTACATTTATCCAAAATAATTCTACACCTAGAATATATTGTATCTGTATTTATATCTTTATCTGGTGGATAAGTTATTCTGTTAATATTTCCATTTAATGTTAATATTTTTATTTCTGCTATAAAACCTTTTAATGCTATCCAATATTCTAGTTTATTAATAATGTGCTTATTTAATGCACCAAGAGTACCTACTAAAAATAATGCAAAAATTATTTTTTTAAAAGATATATTATTTTGATTAATATAAAAATTACAAATAAAACAAAGTAATACAATAAAAATATCTAATATTTGTAAAAACAAATATTTTTTTCCATAAATATTATGTTTAATAACATAGTACTTTATAATTGAAAATATTATAAAGCAAGCACCAAAAACAAATATTTGTATATAAAAAGTATTAAAGTATATACAATCTATATGGTATAAATATAACATTACTAAACATATAGTAGAAAATATAAAGATGATGCTTTCAAATAATAATCTTTTTTTATCGGATAGTGTTTGTATATTAACGATAGTTATAAAACATCTTCCAAATATAGTAAATAAAAGAAGTGCTTCATATGATGTATTAAAAAGTTCTTTAAAATCAAATAGATTGGTGAAAAAGCCTAAACAAGTTATTAAAAACAAAGCTATGGCAGAAGAAAATTCTATCATTTTAAGCTCACCTCCATATTATTTGTGTTAACAAACAAAATATATCCCAAAATAAAAATTTGTATTGTTCTAAAAAATACGCTTATAATATTTAAAAGAGCATAATCTTGTAAAATAAAATTTTCTATAACAAACCTAAATAACAAAAAAACAGTCATTATAGAAGTATAAATAATCCATGGAATTAATATTGAATTGTTTTCTATTTTTGGGAATAAGCATGATTGATATATTAATGAAATTAACAAGCATATAGCTGGAATAACTTCGTAAAATCTTATATTACATTTTGAATTACTAAATAAAGGAACACATAAAACTTCTATTATAAATAAAATTACAGAATATATATAAGTATTATTTTCAGCTTTTTTTCTTTTTTTATAATTTTTATTTACAGTAATTATAGAATTTTTAAATTTCAATCCTTTTGCCATTTTGTAAAAAAATATTTGTAAACACACCAAAGCTGATATAAACATAAAACTTTTTAAAGGCAAAAATATTTTAAATAAATCATTATAAACAATTGGAATTAGTCCTATTACTTCACATAGTAAAAAAAACAATATTGAAAAGAAATAGCATACTCCGGCAGCTGTTAAACTTTTCTTTTTTAAAAATTTAAATAAAAATATTTTTACAATCAAACAAAAGAAAAAGAAGACATTTATACTATTAAAAAAAAATTTAAAATATTTATCTATTGTCATCTTATATCTCCTATTATTTCATTAGGTGGCATATCATCATTCCAACTGTTTGGAATTTGTAATTTTTCAAACTCTTCACCAAAATATGATATTAAATGCTCCTTAATATCAATGTTTAAATCTTGATGAAGTTTTGTTAATTGGTTTAATTCAAACTCAGCATATTCATGAGCCTTGTTAAGACAATCAATAATACCTTTTTTAATTTCTTCTTTTTTATTTTTTACATTTTTTATTAAATTAGAATTTACATCATTTAGGCCTTGATCATTATATTTAATTTCACCTATTTTTCTGAGAATTCTGTCTTCAATTGTATCTATAAAGCTTCTGTGTTCTTCTATTAAGTCTTCTTTTGATTTTTCTGATAGTTTGTCTGCTTTATAAATCCTTTCAAGTGGGATATAAATAATTTCTCTAAAAGTATAGCTCAAAACGACTTCTATATATTTTAGATTGTTGCTATCATTAATAAACTGAACAAGAATTGAACTTATAATGCCACTAAATACTGTTTCAGTATATTGCATTTGCTTATCAAACAATTCTTGTCTTTTTAGACTTTTATTAAAACCATTGTTTATTGAAGTTTGAATGATATTGGATAACAATCCTATAAAGCGGATATCATGCTTTACAATAGTTTCTTCTGCTGCTTTTGTAGCCTCTGTCTTTATTTTTGCTTCATCAGCTGGAATACTTACCGGGCCAAATTTTCCACCCTTTTTTGAAATTTTATTAATTATTTTATAAATTCCTATAAGCGAAATAACAATTAATGAAGTAGCAATTAAAATACAAATAGCAAATAATGCTGGATGAGAATCTATAAATAAATTTAAGTCAAAACTTACTATTTTATCTGACATTTTTTATACCATAAAATTATCTTAATTAACTTTAAAGGGCAGCTCATTGAGCTGCCCAAGAAGAAAAGATGTGGACTTTTTCAGTCCAAAAAAAGGAGTTAAGATGATTTTGTCATCTATATTAACTATACTTATACACTAACATTAAAAGATTTAAGTATAGTTTTTATTTTTTTTAGTATAGTTTTTTTGTTTGACTAAAAATATTTTTTGTAATATTCTATAAGAAAGGAGAAAAAATGATTTTAACATTTAGCGATTTGCATTTAACAAAAGACCCCTTGAGGATTATATCAGTTCTTAATTTTTTAGATTATATAATAGATTATTGTAAAAAGCATAATATTAAAAATGTTGTCAATAATGGAGATTTGTTCGATAGACCAGAAATTAATTCAAATGCATTTGTTCCTGTTTTTAGAAAACTCATGAGCCTTTCAAAAATAGTTAATTTATATTCTATAATTGGTAATCATGAATTAAAGGATAAAGATGGAAACGATACGCTTGTAGAAACATTTTCTTCCTTTGGAACATTTATTAAAAATAGTGCTACTATTAATATAGATGGAATAGATTGTGATTTTCTATCATATACTGACAATCCACAGCTTATTCCAAACAAAGGAAGAATTCTTTTTGGCCATTTGGAAGTTGAAGGATTTTGGTTTAATCCAAAGAAAAAAATAGACAGCAGTGTTTTTACAACAGAAATGTTTGATCAATATGAGCTTGTAGTTTCAGGTCATCTTCATCATGAGCAGCACAAGAAGAATTTTGAATTTATAGGCTCCCCATTTCCAACCAATAGAGGAGAGGGAGGAAAGAAAAACTATTTTGCTGTTATTAATGGAACATCTTGTGAATTGGTAGAATACAATGAAGGGCCAGATTATCTAACAATAAATGCAGAAGATTTCAATAAAGATATAGACTATACAAATAAAATAGTAACGGTTCAAATAAATAAAAAGGTAGAAAATTTTGTTAAACTGAGAGATATACTTTTTGAAAAAGGTGCTTTGGAAGTAAATCCAGAATTTATAAAAGAAGAAATAATAGACACAAATGAACATAAAGTAGATACAAATGAAGGTGTTGTTAAATCGGCTTGTAAGTATTTACAAGAAATAAAAGCTCCAGAGATTAACAATGACAAGTTGTTAAAATGCTTTAAGGAGGTTTTGCAGAAATGCCAATGACATTTCCATTGTACTATACTTCATTTTATAATGAATCAAATTATAATGAATCAAAAGAAAAAGAATTTTTATCAGAAGACGAAATAGATATATATATAAAATATGGTAGAGTTAGTTTTTCTATTCTTAATCATGAAAAGGAAAATATTTTTTTAAATAAAATTTTATCTAAAAAAATGCTTAAACAAGCTTTTGCTGATGAATTAAATAATTTTTTCGGTAAGCCAACAACTGCTATTTCAAAAATTCAGGTTGTAAAAATATTTAATAAAATATATAATAAATATTATAATACATCATATTTATTGGAGAATGAATAATGATAATAAAAAAAATAACATTAAAGAATTTTTATAGATATGGGCCAAATGAACAAACCTTAGATCTTACAGGAACTGGAATTAATGGAATTGTTGGGCCCAATGGCTATGGAAAATCTACATGTATTGTAGATTCTCTTTGCTTTGCTTTTTATGGAAAGTATAGATGTGATTCAATTGATGAAGTTGTAAATAGATATACTGGCAAAGATTGTAAAGTAGGTGTAGAATTTGAGCAGGATGGGAAAAATTATAAAATTCTAAGATACAGAAAACATACAACTCATAATAATAATATTTATATTTTTGAAAATGATAACGATATTTCTGGACATACTGCTTCTGAAACAAACAATAAAATAATTGATATTATAAAAATGCCTTATATTGCATTTATTAATTCATCTGTATTTAGCTCTGAATTATATTCTGCCTTTTTAGCAAACAAAGTATCTGAAAGATTGGTTGTATTTGAAAATATTCTTTCTTTAAAAGAAATTAATTTATTTTATACAAAAATAAAAGAAATCTTAAAAGATTTATATTCTAAAAAAGAAGAATTGGAAACAAAAAAAGTTGCCAATGAAAGTGAAAAAAAAGCAATAGATAATAGTGTTGAAACATATTCTAATAATGCAAGAACTAAACTTCTTGAAATGAAATCAAGAAAAGATACTGCAAAAAATAATATAATAGAACTAAATGAAAAAATAAAAGAACTTAATACTATAGATATAGTTGAAGAAAAAGCAAAACTTTCAAATAATTCTTTAAAAGAAGAATATTTAAAAAATCTTTCAAAAGTTAAAAATTTAAAAAACAATCTGTCTGTAGAGCATAATTCAGAAGATTTGATTATAATAGATAAATATAAAAATATAAATTTTGAAGAAAACAGACTTAAAGAATTAAAATATAAAGAAGACTTAGAAACAATAAAAACAAGAGAAAATGGTTATAATATTTCTTTTGAAAGACTTAATTCTTTAAGAACAGAATATGCTTCTTTACTTTCAAAAAACAAAGAAAACGAAAGAAAACTAATTTCTTTAGATGAAAAAATATCTAAATTAGCAGAAGCAACTTGTCCGTTCTGTGGGCAACATTTGACATCTGAAAAAGCCGAAGATGAAAAGAAAAAAGCAGAAAAAGAATTTTCAGAATTAAAAGAAGAATTAGATGAAAATAAGAAAAAAATAGAAAGTTTAGATACTCAAATAAAAGAAGAAAATGAAAATTATAATTATCTGCTTGGAGATGCTAATAGATTAAAAGAAAAATTAAATAAAGATTTTATTCCTAATTCAGATTTAGTTTTTGAACAATATAATAATGCTTTGAAAAAATATAATGAAATCGAGGAATTAAAAAAGAAAAATAGTATAAGGTATAATGAACTTACAAAAGAAGAAGAAGAGTTAAATAATAAAATCAAAAATATTAAAACAACAAATTATACTGAATCAGAGCTTAATTCTATTTTTGATAAAATTAATAGCTACAAGCAATCTATTTCTGAAAATGAAAAAGAAATAGCTTCTATAGATGGTCAAGTATCTACAGTATATGACAAAAAATATGTAGAAGAATTAAAGGCACAATCAGAGGAAAAAAACAAAGAAATAATAAAAATAGAAGAAAAAATAAAATTATCAAATGATGATATACTTCATTATGAGTATCTTGCAGATTGTTTTTCTAATAAATCTGGTGGATTTAAAAAATATTTTATTGGAGAAATGATAGATGTCTTTAATACAAAAATTAATCAATACTTACCATTCTTTTTTGAAGAAGATGTAAAAATTAAATTTGATAAAAACTTAGATGATACTATTACTATGGATGGATTTGAAATTGGATTTAGTAGCTTTAGCCAAGGTCAAAGACAAAGAGCAGAATTAGCAATTAATTTCGCTTTATTTGATGTTGCTAGAATTTTCTTTAGCAATGATAACAAACTATTAATACTTGATGAAATGGATAAAGGTCTTGATAAATTTGGAATAAAGGCTATGGTAAACTTACTTAAAGGTTTTGATAAACAATTAAAGATTTTTATTGTAAGTCATAATCCTTTAATGGATGAAGAAATAGATACAAAAATAAAAATATCAAGAGATGCAAATGGATTTAGTGTTTTAAATTAAAAGGAGAAAATAAATGGTTAGAAGTATTAGAATTTTTAAGGATCACGAAAGTGTGCAAAATTATGCTTTACATGAAATTGATGGTAAATTTACATATACTTATCATGATAAAACTAAAGAAACTATTTTAGATGAAGAAAGTGCTAATTTTAAAATAGCAAAAAAACTTTTTGAACCTTATCTAAAAAATTTAAATATTATGGCAGATGGAGATGAAAAAGATATTTTTCTTTTTTAGGTAAATGTTCCCTAAATATTAAATTAAATAAAGGAAAAAATGATGTTATATATTTTTTTGATAATTTTTGCTTTAATGATAACTATAGGTATTATATGTTATAAAAATAATAACGAAGCAGTAGGTGCTTTTTTAGGTGCATTTGGTGCTTTCTTTTTTGTTATTGATTTAGCAATATTATTATCATTATTGAATGGTTATAATTCAATAAAAACCACTGCAAAAGAAAAGATTGCAGTATATGAAGAGCAAAATGAAATTGTTTTAAAGCAATTAGAGCCACTTACTAATAAGTATATTGATTTTGAAAAAGATGTATATAAAGATTTAAAGCCAACAGCTGAAAATATTTTGTTGCTTTGTCAAACATATCCAGAATTAAAATCAGATACTTTTGTTTTAACACAAATTAACATTATTCTATCAAATCAACAAGAAATTACCAATTTGCGATTAAGCTTAGCAGGACTTAATGCTTATAAATTATGGATATGGTTAGGAGCTTAATCTTAGCAGATTCTAATAAAAAAGCCACTCAAATGAGTGGCTTTTCTTTTTTAATCAAATGTTCTTCTAACAATTTTCATCTTTGAATTTGGTGAATATGTATAGGTTGTACAATTAAGCTTCTTTTTAATTGCGTCTGCTTTTTTATTATATCCATATCCATCACCATAAGTAGAGTCTGCATTTGCGGTAGTTACTACAGAGGAACCATAACTATGCACCAAGTTAATTTGTTTCTGTGTTAGTGTTCCTGTTGGCTGTTCTACTGTTTGTTGTTCTTTTGATGCTAGTGTTCCTGTTGGCTGTTCTACTGTTTGTTGTTCTTTTGATGCTTTTGATTTTTCTGCCTCTTCAATTGCTTTATCTATTGCTGGTTTAATTTTCATATTATAAGCGTCTTCAGTTGTTATATAAACATACTTTTCATCAAGGCTATAGTCTAATATTACAAAGCCTTTAAAGATTTGTCTTATGGCTATTCCTTCAGGTGATTCTTCTTTTGGATCAAATTTTTTTATAATTGTTCTATCAATTGGGTGACAATTTGATTCTATAATTTCCTTAAGATTACCATCATTTTTTTGATCAAGTCTGGACATAATATTGTTTTTTAAAGATTTGTCAGGATTTATATTACTAGTTCTACCAAAATCAAAAAAAGATTCTGTTACTATTGATTTAGCTCCAACAATAGATTTAACAGTGCTTATTAAATTTTCTGATGAAGTTTTATATTCACTTGCTCTTTGACTTATTTCTGAAGGCATATCTTTTTTAATTGCCAACAATACTTCTGGCGTTAATGAGTCTATAGAAACACCAAGTTGGTTTAATAGACTTGCTGGATTTTTATAAATTCTAACTTTACCTTTGTTAAAACTGTATGTTTTTAATTTTGTATCTCCTATAATTTTTTCTTCTACTATTACATCTTTAGCATTTAAAGCATATACAAAATTACTAGTACCACTATAAACATACGGTATCTTTTGAAAATTTTTAGCATTTAAAATATTAATAACTTCTTTTGGATCTGTTCGTTCTTTCAAAACATTTACTAACATGTACTTTGCTATTTCTACACTGTCATTAAGGTATTTTGGATCTATGAAAATTTTCTTTATACTTTGTATATTTAAGTTTTCCTGACCTTTTTGTTCTGGAGTTTTATCAAATGAATCTCTGTATTTTTTATCCTTTATTTTTTCTAGAGAAGGTTCAGCATCCTTTTTAAGTTTTATAATTATTTTGGAACTTTCTGCACCCCAATCATTTATAAGATTTTTAAACTCAAGTTCTAATTTTTCCCGCTTTGTATAGTTTGTTTCTTTATCTATTTTATTATTTATATTTCTAAGTTTTTTTTCATATTCTGTATTTAAATCTTCTATTTTATCTTCATAATCTTTAATATTAAAACTAGAAAATAAACCTTCGTTAATTGTTTTTTGTCTGTTTATGTATTTACTAATAACACTCTCTTTCTGTGTTTGCTGTTTATCAGTTTCAGTTTTTAAATAATCTTTTCCATATTTTTCCTTATAACTATTTAATTCTTTTTTAATAGTATTTATTTTTCCAATTGGCCCGTTTTCATCAGTTTTCATAAAATCAATAAACTTTTCCAATTCTTCATTATTTCCAGCAGATGGAAGAGAAACATCATATATGTACCACTTATTCTTTTTTATAATTTCTTCGGCTTTTCTTGTATTTTTTTCTGCTTCTGTTTCTTTGAATCTAAGTGGTTCATCACTTAATCCCAACTCAGCATCATCACTATGATCTATTTCATCATCAGCATTTTGCTGTTGAGTTTCTTTTTTGGGTTCTTCTTTTTTATTAGAATCTTCTTTTTTAAAGTTTCCTTTAATTTTACTATCTACATTTTTTTCATCAAAATTCTTTAAAAAATTTAAAGAGGAATTAAAGTTTTTAAAATTTTGCAAAACAGTTCTGTCCAATCTGAATTGTTGAAAACATGAAAAAACATTGTTCAAATCATCAAAATATCCAGTAGAAATATATTGCTTATTATCTTGTTTAAAAAAAGGTTCTCCTAATCTTTTAGCTACAGCTGGTGTTTTAGGTATTTGCTTATCTTCTTTATTAAAAATATCTATTTGTTTTTCTATACATACCTGATTCAAATACAATAACCAAAGAATAACTGCTGGTTTTTCCAAATTAGAAGAAAATTCTTTTTTAATTTTTTTTACAGCATTTATAAATTCTTCTTTACTTATTTTATTGTCATTATCTATATTGCTATCTTTAAAACATTTCAATACTCTTTCTGTATCATTTTTATTTAATTGCTGAATTCTTTCTTTTTCGTTTTTTATAGAATTAAAAAATACACTCGCTGCTTTGTCATTATTTACTTTTTCAATATCACCAAATTTATTAAATCTTTTATTTTCAATTATTTCTTCTATTTTTTTAAACTCATCATCTAATTCTTTGGTTGAATCATATGGTGCAATTTTATCTTCGTCATTTTCAATTTCTTCATTTTTATCAGATATTTGGTTATTTATATCTTTAAGAACATCATCTTTCTGAACATGGTTTAAACCAGTATATGGATTTTTTCTATTTTTAAGAGCCCAGCCTAAAAGAATTTTTTTTCTATTGTCTTTTTTTAATTCTTCATAGTCATTATCAATACTTTCATTTAAGTTTAAATATTCTCTAAAACTAATCATCAACAGTTTCTCCAATATATTTAACTTTTTTATTGACAAGTTTTTACAAAAATGTTATACTTAATATAAAAGGAGTTTTTAATGTTAAATTTATTTTTTAAGCCTACAAAAGAAAATGCAAAAAAACCAATTCAAGCACATGAATCAGACGCTGGATGGGATTTATATTCAACAGAGGATATTACAATCCCTCCAAAAGTAAAACAAGTAAAACTTTCAACTGGTGTAGCTGTTCAGGGAAAATTTGTTGATCCAGAAGATGCAAAAAAATGGAAAATAGAATTTAAAATAGAAGGGTCTTCTGGAAATGCCGCAGATTTGGGCTTACAACCTATTGGTGGCGTAGTAGACCAAGGATATATAGGAGAAATTGGAGTTATTCTAACAAATAATTCAAACGAATCAGTAGAAATAAAAGCTGGTAGAAAAATAGCTCAGCTTGTACCACATTGCATACCTAAGATAAATAGCGTAAAATATTTAGGAGTTAATGATGAGTTTGAACAAACAGACAGAGGTTCAGCAGGATTCGGATCAACCGGAACAGCAAATAGCTAATTTTATTTCTTTCAATGGAACCATTACAACTGACTTAATACAATTGGAAGAAGAAAGATTTGGATTTGTATTAAGAGGCCCTAACAATGAAGAATTTCCTTTAATTATATTAAATTCTACAAAAAAAAATTTAGGAAACAAACTTTTAAAAAATGATAAAATTTCTGCTTATGGTAGATTGATTAAATATAATAATGATTGGGCTATAGAGATAGCACAGGTATTTAGAAAATTAACTGATGAAGAAATAAAAAATATTAAATAAATAAAGGCTGGTCAATTGACCAGCCTTTTCCATTATTCTATACCAACCCTAGTTTAGATTGCGAAGTTGTTAAGAGTTACTCTAGCATAGTTAAATTCAGCACGTGGAGTAGCTGTAATACCATATCTTGAGAATGTACCTCTTACATTATTGAAGTTATCTGGGTTAACGATTGTTGCAGACATCCAGTTTGCATATGGTGAGTATACAATACCAGCACCGTATGTAGAATCCTTAGCCTTATAACCAAGTGTAATGTCGTTGTTCATTCTGTTTGGATCGCAGTAGATTGCTACTGTTCCATTTCCAAGAGAACCAGCATTATAGAATGTAGACTTATTGTGAGAAATCTCACCAGCCTTCCAATCTGGCAACATCTGGAGAGCAGCTGCTACCTGTGGAGAACATACTGCCCAGTCTGCCGGAGCAAGTCTGTTAAACATTGCTACCTTTGTACAGTACTGATACATTCTCTGAGCCAATGCACGATGTCTATCAAGGTAGTTACCTGTTGTACCATTAAGATCATCATCTGCCCAGTCAAATTCACCAACCAACTGAGAAATTACGATATCATCGATAGCATTCATAATCTGACGATCGATTTCATAGTTTGTCTGAACAGCGGCAACCTTTACAAGTTCCTGTTCAACGTCAATCTTATGATATGCGTTCATATCCTGTTCGGCTTCTTTTGTCCATCTAACCTTAAGTTTTCTAGATGTTGTAGAAACATCCATGTGATCAATATCAAATTCCATCTCTGGGATATGACTTGTTCCTTCCTGGTTGTATACAATGAATACTGTAAATTTCTTTGCAGGTTCGTTAGCATCAGCTGGTTTACTGTCAGAACCAATAATATATGCAGCTTCTGCTGTAAATTCAAGTTTTTTAGTTTCTGTATTTAAAGTTGCAAGTGGAGTTTGGCCGTCATCTGACTTAAATGTAATTGTATTACCTTCACCCCTAGCAGCATATTTAATCAAAATAGCTTTCTTATTTTCATTATTAAAAATTTCAACTCTCTTGTATGTTTCATTTTTGTTAGCATCATCACCCAAGAATTCAACAGCATTTTTAAGAACTTTTTCAGCAGCAGATTCACCTTCATCAGATTCGCCTACTATTTTAGGTATATATACTTGTACATCTGTACTATTAACTTTAACAGTACTTGGTTCTGTGTCACTTGTTACCTCAAATTCAATAGGACCAAGCTTTTCAGAAGTATAGTATGTAGAGTAAGCAGGATCTGTCTGATATGGGTTTCCAGAGAATTCTTCTCCAGCTTCTACATTTGACTTACTATCTGAATATCTATATGTGATGTAGTAAATTACACCTGTTGGCTGTTGAAGTGGCTGAACTGAAACAAGCTTGTTAGCAATAAGTTCAGGCATAACACGTCTAATAACTGGGAACATTACTTTAGGAATAACATAATCACCTACAGCACCAGACATCTGTGGAGCTTCTGTAAGTGTTCCTTCTTCGTTATCTTCTGCTAAAAGAACGTTCTGCAACCATCCCTGTGGAATAGAACCATCAGAAACCATCTTTTTATAAGAGTTCTCAAGAACTAGCATTGTGTTAAGACGTGTTTCATCATCAGAGATATCCTCTGCAATCCAGTTCCATCTTTCGGCAAGCTGTTTTTCATACTCTGCCTTGTCAATAAGTTTATTCTCGATCATTTATCAAATACCTCCGATTAAATGTTTGCGTATGATTTAAGAATGTTTTTCAAATTATATTTATTTTCAGTCTTTTTAGGCTGATCATATCCAGTAGTTCCTTCTGTAATAAAGGATTCTTCGTTTGTTGTTGTGTCATCACTTGATGTGTCGTCTGAACTAGCATCATCTGAAGATGTGTCATCACTTGATGTGTCGTCTGAACTAGCATCATCTGAAGATGTGTCATCACTTGATGTGTCGTCTGAACTAGCATCATCTTCTTCAAATACACTTGAAAGTGAATCGTAGATGTTATAGAACTGTTCAGTTACTTCATCAGGACTTCCTTCCTTAACTAATGAAAGGATTAACTTCTGTGTCTTTTCTGAATAAGGTGCTAACAAAGAAGCTAATGTCTTAGAACCTTCATTAAGTTCCTGTTCTCTTCTCAATGTTTCAACTTCTTCTGAAAGTTTAAGAATAGTATCTTCATAAGCATTATCACGATAATTTTCAGAAACAAGAGGAGCAACAATTTCCTTTACCTGTTCGAAAATCTTAAGCTCAGGATTGTTTTTAATAACCTCAGCTGTAACTTCTGCACGGATACTTTCTTTAAGTTCATTGAGACCATCTAGCATTTTCTCTGTGAACTCTTCTTTTAACTGCTCTCTATAAGCAGCATTTTCTTCTTCAAGTTCCTCGATTTTTGCCTGCTTTTCATGCTCCATTTGCTCAACAAGCTGATTAGTCACAGATTCTTTCCAAGCTTCAAGAGACTCTTGAATATATTTCTGTGAAGCTTCATCTAGCTCTTCATCAAGCAAATTAAGTTTTGCTGTATCGGCCATTAATAAACCTCCGTTAAATAAAATTATAATCTTTATAATTATCTTGCAAAGAACTAAAAAAATGTTATTTAAGATTTTTTCAGTATACTTTTTTGATATAATTAACTTACAAATTATAAAAAAATCGGGAATAAGAATTCCCGATTTTAGAAATTAATTATTTACTTGCATCTCTTTTTGCTATTCTTGCATTATGCTCAATTCCTTGAGCTTCAATTACTTTTAGATTTGGAATTTTTAATGCTCTCATTGCGGCTAAATTCTTATGATCATCATCTACAAATTTTACAATAGAATACTTAGAACATTTATCTTTTAAGAAAGCAGCTTTCTTTGCGCCATCTGGCATACCAGCATATTCTTTTGAATACTTTTCATCATTAACAGCTCTTGAATTTGCAAGATTTACTTTGTTCTTTTTTAGGTCTACAAATTCACCTTTTAAATTTCTATATTTAAGCCATTTCATAAGATTTGTAAATACTGCTTTTTCTGCTCCTCTTGCTGTTAAGAATGCAACATCATACCCGGCTCTAAGATTTGAATCCATCATTCTAAGTTGTGCAACCAAAGGTTCTGCTCCTTTGCTAATAACCTTTCCATCTTTTTCTGTTTTAAAGAATGATTGCTTAATTTTTTCTGGATTTCTAAAATCTGAGAAATCAAATTTATATCCAGGCTTTGGATTTCCTTTTTCATCCTTGTATGGTGATTTTGCAAACTGTGCTGAATTTTCATATTCTACATCTTCCCATTTGCCAGTTTCTGTAAAATGTTTAATAATAATCCCCATAATAGATGAATCTGCACGTAGCAATGTATCATCAATATCAAAAACAATCAAACCAGTTTTTCCGTTAGTTAATTTATTTTCTTCATTTACTATATCATAAGCTTCTTGTAATTTCATTTTATTCTCCTATTAATAATTAAAGTATCTTACACTTTCCGTTACAACTGTTGATTGTCCACCCACATCCAACTTCTTCAAAGCTTCAAGAACACCTTTCTTCCAACTGTCAGCTTTTCTACCAGCATGATTTTCAACATATTTTTCTTGTGCGGTTGAAAGATCTCCATTCATAAAACTTTTTCCTGCTTTAAAAGCATAAAGACCTTCATAACTAAACTGATTAGGAGCTGGTTTATCTGTATGCATAAAAATTAATGTACCTGCTCCACCTTGTCCAGAAGTTCCAGGCATAACACCAAAGAATTTAATAATTCTCTTGTCTTTTGCAGAAGGTTCTTGATTATTATCAATCCAAGAATTAATAATCTTTTTTATTTTTGTAAGATTTAATTTTTCAATATGGTGTGCTTCTAGCCATCCTTGGTTTCCTGTTTTTGCTCTTTCTGTATCTGTTCTTTCTTTAGAATAAATAGCATTTCTTAAAGCAATTTTTCCAGCTCCCTGTCTAGAAGAGTACAAAGAATGATCCAATCCGTCTTGTGTTTTTGCATCATCTTTTGCAGAAGAAATTTTTTCGATACTCTTTTCTTTTTCTCTTAATTTTTTATAATCTTTAAATTTTGAATTGGAATCAGAAGTAATTTTTTTTGCTTCTTCATATCTCTTTGATAGACCATCTTTTACATCTTTTGCAACAAAGTCATAGTCTATATTTTCAGGATGTTTTATTGTGTCCCAGTCTTTTCTATATTTTTGGAATTCATGGATATATGGCTGTAATTCTTCATAAACAAAAGCATTAAATCTTTTTTTACCAATTACTTTAGCCATTTTTGTACGCCAAACTTGAGACTTAATATTTCCATCAATATCAGTTTTTAAAGCATTGATTTCTGCATATCTTTCACCAGTTCTCTTACCATCTTTTTCAATTTCTGGGCCTGTTTTTACTTTTGAAACATCTGTTATAAATGGTGTTTCTATTGTATCAGGATCAAAACTTATTTCGGAAGGCTTAATATTTTCCAAAGCTTTTAACAAAACTTTTGCACGATTCTGCTTGTTATCAAAATATCTCCTAGGAGCACCATGCAAATATCCATCTTTTCCTTCACGACCATATTCAAATTCATTCAACTGTTCAACTGCTTTCTTTAAAGCATCATAATGCTTTTGCAATTCTGCTGTGGAAGGAGCGCCTACAACCTTTATTTTTTGCTGTCCATTTTCATCCTTTTTACCCTTAACTATTTTTACAGCATTTGTTAATGAATTACTATTCAATCCAACCCCAGAAGTCAAATTTACATAATTCATCATTAAAAAACAAATTCTTCCTTTAAGTTTGTTAATATTTTGGAGAATCTGAACTCCATCAGTTCCCCTTGTCTTTTCACTATTGCCAGAATCAGAACCAATATCAGAATTTTTTAGTTTTTTCTTTAATTCTGCAACTTTTGCTTTATCACCTTCTTCTTTGGCTTTTTCAATTTGCTTTTCAATTCTTGCTTGTCTGGCATTTTCATAAGCAAACAAGTCAATTCCACCATTTTTTTTACCACCACCAAGCATACTATTTAAATAAGAATACCCAGCTTCATTTATAAGTTCATCTAAATTCATATCTTTTATTCCTTTTATATTTTTAACTTACAAAAAAGGTCTGGTAAAAAACCAGACCTTTTTTATTTATTTTTCCAATTTTTCTATTCTTTCTTTTAATTCTTTATTTTCTGCTGAAAGTTCTTGAACAGCTTTAAGAAGCATACCAACAGTATTATATAAGTCCATAGAGTTTTTATCTTTTGTAGAAAATATAGGATCTGTATCATCAGCAATAAAACCAACTTTAGGATTTTCTTTTTCTTTATCAGATTTAAAGTAGAAATCTACCACATCTATTTTATTAATTTCATCTACTGCATTATATTTAGTCGGCTTTATATCTGTTTTTTCAGAACGTGCAGAAGTTGCTATAAAACTCAAGGCTTTAATAGATTTTGTAAACACACTTGTATCATCTGGAATTAAAATAATGTTATTTAATTCGTTTACTGTAGCGTTTTCATCTCCTGTTTTTGCTTCTAATGTAAGCCTACCTTTTATTACTTGACCACCTCTTGTATCTATAAGATCTTCATCGTAATAAGTTTTCGTACTATCAAAATATTTAATTTTTAATCTTCTTTCAATTTCACCATCAAATGCTATTACAAAAGCTTTATTCTCATCTTCATAACCATTTTTATGTCTATTAGAAATTATATATTTATTACCATTTGCTCCCAAAGTTCCTATAAAACTTTTATATTTAAGCAAATCATTCATATTTTTCAAGTCCATTATTGTTGGAATATTACCAGCATTTGGAACCAATGTATTTTGTTTATTAGAAGCCACAGACTTATCAAAATTAGTTCTTGGGTCTTGATGGATATAAGAACTTGCATTTACTATAGGAGTTGTAATAGTTGTATCAACATACACATCTTTTGTGAATGTAGTTGATTCTGCTCTTATAAAGGCATTATTTTTTTCATCCAGCTTGATAAAATATTTTGTTTTTTTATCGGCATTTTTATAAGAATCACCTATTATTATTTTTGGTTGATCATTACCTACTTCTCTTGTATTAACATTAAGTGGATCGCTTAAATTTATTTCGTTATTTGGATTAAAATCATCGTTAACGTATTCTTCTTCGTTTAGGTTATTTGAAACAATTATAGAATTGTTAGTGGTTTGTATATTATTTTTTTTACCAATTATTATATTATTACTACCATTAACTATATTGCTTTCACCAAATAAATAATTACCATCAGAATTATTTGTTTTATTCTCTCTACCAATTACTAAACCATTAGTAGAACCAGTGTCTTCATTCTTTTCACCAAATAAATAATTACCATCAGAATTATTTGTTTTATTCTCTCTACCAATTACTAAACCATTAGTAGAACCAGTGTCTTCATTCTTTTCACCAAATAAATAATTATTTTCAGAAGTATTTTCTGAGTTCTCTCTACCAATTGTTAGATTATCAGTTCCTTCTTTAAATATATTTTCTTCACCAATAATAATTGTACTTGTATCAAAAATATTATTATTATTTCCAAAAACAATATTTTCTGTTTTAAAACTATTATTGTTTCCTATTGAAATATTGTTATTAAATTTATCTAACTCTTCTAGTTCTGATTCTTTCTGATTATCATTTCCAATAATTATATTATTTTTATTAATATATGTTAGTAAGTTATTACTTCCAAAAACATAATTAAAATCTTTTAAATTAGCAGAAGTTTCTTCTAACTCAACAACATAATCTTTATTATAGTTGTTATAGTTTCCAAAGATTATGTTGTTTGTATTTAATAATCCAATATTATTGTCTACACCTATTATTGTATTGTTTTTATTAATTAAAGAGTTTGGATTTTCAGCACTTGGTATTAGACTATTGTTAAAACCAAAAATAATATTTTTTTCTTTTAATACTAGTTTATTAGAATTTGAATATCCAATAACTATATTATAATTTTCTGCATTAGAATTATCTGTTTCAAAATTAGAACCAATACTTATTAAATTATTTGGTTTTTTAATTTTTCCACTACCAAACCCTATTTCTATGTTATTATTACCATTAAATACATTCTCAAGAGTTTTTTTACCAATTGCAATATTGTTTTTTGGAACAACATTATCTACATTTGTTGTATTTTTTAAAGAATAAGTTCCAATTGCAATATTGTTTTCTCCAAGTATGTATTTATCTCCTTCGCTTGCCAAGCTTCTATTTCTTTGATCTTGAGGAGCTCCTTCATCTAAAGTTGTATCTCCAAAGAACGCTCTGTTTTCACGTATATTATCCTTCTTTTGGGAATATTTAGCTTCATTTGAATATCCTAAATTATAAAAACCTATAGAAATATTATCTTTTTCTTCATTAGAAGGTGTTATATGAGCTTCAGAAATATTTACATTACTTTTCTTATTTTCAACAACTAAGTCATTCAATAGGTTTTTTACATTAATATTTTTAATGTCAAAAGTTGTTCTATCTATTTTTTCCAAACAAGCAGTAGCTTGTACAGTCAATGGAGTTCCACTACTGTCTATCCAAGTAATTCCACCATCATTATTTACTGTAGCTTCAATATCAAACAGCTTAATTACTTTATAATCATCAAAATTTCTTTCAAAATAAGCTTTGGAACACATTCCAAAACGTTTTGAAAAACTGTACCTTATATATTCTGATTTGTCTTTTGGTTTTGTAGTAGCTGGATCAAAGAATATTACATATTTTCCGCTTTGCCAATAGCTAGAACAAGGGAATTCTATTACTTCTTCAAGAGAAAAGAAATCACCTATTTTTGACAAGTAGCTTTTGTAAATATTTGCAAATGTTCTTACTAATTCAAATGAATCTGTCGGATCACTATTTTTAGATGCTGGAACTCTTCCTACTTGTGGATGAGTTGTAATTATTGTATTTCCTTTTAAATTTTTTTCATAATTATAATTTGTCTTTGAAACATCTATATAATATCTTATACCTCTTTTAACATTATACCTATCTTTATTGTTATTTACAAAAGTGCTTTCTGCTCTTGGTATTGTATCATTAATTACTGGAAATTTTTCTTCTGTAAAATAATAATTTAACCTAACATTATTGTCTTGATCATTTAAATTGATATTAAAATATTCAGCTAATTGTCTTTCAAAAAGCTCTACATTTGGTCTGTTAAAAATTATAGCTGAATTATGATCATTATCTACATAAAAATCTCTTGAGTATTGATTATCCTCAGTTGTTGTATATTTATAATATTCTGCTTGTTTATCTGAAAGTTTTGCGAAGAAAGCACCTGTGGGGATTCTTACAAATTTTTTATCTCTATTTAAATAATTACCACATACAACTTTATCAGGATTCATTTCTTCAAAAACATCTGGTATTATTCCATTCTTTTTTTGACCATAAAGTGTTTTGCAAACATTTTGCAAAACTTCATAAATATTCTCTGTATCTTCAAAATTCTGAAAAATAGGTCTATTTAAATTTCTTGCAGAAAATTTATCCTCTGGTGAATAAAATTCTGAAAATTCTCCAGACAGTTTGTTTGTATTAGATGTTCTATATATTTCATAAAATTTTGTTAAAAATTTTGTTATTGTTGTTCCATTGTCAGATGTTTCTTCTTTATCTTCATCATCATTAGTAATTATACCCCAATTAATATCATTTATGGATACAACATCTCCATATTTATTTAATTTTATAATTCTTTTAAAATTTTCTTCTGCTGGAATTACACTTCCTTCTTCTACTTCTTTTTCTGTTACTTCTATAACGTTTTCATATCTATCTTTTAAAGTAGCTCTTTCTATAAAAATATAATCATTTTCATCTATTTTATTACCAAAAAATTTTTTTTTCATAAGATTTATTTAATTCTCCTTGGATAATGTTTAAATTAACTTTTGTATTAAAATAATAAAGCCATCAACATTAGTTGATGGCCGCTAATTTAAATTGTTAATGTCCAAGTAAACTCTATACTTTCATCTGCTGTTTTTGTAAAGTTTTGAATGTTTTTGACTGCCAGCATCATACCACATGGCATATTATTTGCAATTGTAGTTGCAGGTTGTACTTCGCTAGAAGTTGTATTGTATCTTGCATCATTAAACAATCCTATTTGTTTAAATGTATAACCATTAAAAGGACTATATTCACCAATTGCACCAGTACCAGATGATTGTGCTGGAATTATAATTCTGAATGTAATTCTGTTTAAATATGTACTAGCACTATCTCTGTTAACAGATATATCAGAAACTAATTCGTCCCAGTCTAATTTTTTACTTTGTTTTTTATCATTTCTGCTAAAATAGATAAAACAAGGCCTTCCAGCTCCTCTATATCTTCCTTTTATAAGACGACCGGAATCACTAACAGTTTCTTCCAGATATTCAGAACAGTCATCTTCTGAAGAAGGACAATATAATGTTTTTATAGCACCTACAACCCCATATCTTTTTGACATTTCTGCACTACTTGAAATATTTGTTGTATTGTCTGGATCGTTTACTGTTATAGCCCTAACCATAGCACCAGATCCAGAATATATTCCTTGCATGCCAACTGTTCCAGAATATTGATTTGACTTGTAACTATCTGTTTCTCCTGTAAGTCCTAACAAAGAATCAAAGTTTGCTTCAGCATTGTCTTCGTCACCATCGCCATATGCTGCTATCAAATTTGTATACCAAGTTGCATTTTCTTCTTCATTTATATCTCTTAACGATTGCCAATCTGTATATTCACAACCAGTTCCTAAAAGAACTTTTGTTGGAAATAATGCATAGTAGTTTGTTGTACTAGATGTATCATTGTAATATTCTTTGTTTCCTTCTATTGGATAATGACTTTTTAAATTTTCTCCATTCCATAAATATTGTTCACCATTTAAACAGTAACCATCTTTATTATAGCTATTATTTGAACTTGATGAATGATATTCTTTATTTGGCTTGGTAATTTGATCGGCATCATCTTTTGAAGGGCCACTATTAATTTCTGTATTGCCATTATAACTTAATGGGTACCCACCAAGCATTAACATAATTGTTTGTCTCATCCAGTCTGTGACTGTATTATCACCTGTATCATGATAGACAAGTTTTTTATTTCCGTTTTTGTCATGTTTGTATGCTTTTATATCTACATACCCATCCATCAAAGAATTTAAAATTTTTTCTTTAGTATTTTTCTTTTCTTTATTTTTTTTTAATAAATCTTTAAGCATTTTTGTCCCTTATTATTCTTGAAGTAAACCAGAAATGGTTAATACAGATTCTCCAACATTAAATCCCGTATAATTAATAAAATTTACAGGGTCTTCAGCACTACTATTAATACTATAAATAACTAATACGGCATCTATTTTATCCATCATTCTGTAATTAGGGTTTGAAGAGTTAGTAGTATCTGTTATGTATGTAAAAGTCCATTCGTTATTACTAAGTGGTGTTTGATCAAAATAAAAAAAATGTTCTCTTGCTTTTCCTGAGTTATATGTATTGTCACTAAAAATTTGACTATAGATATTTTCTTTAATTTTAACCAAAGCTAAATTATTTACTATAAACCCATTATTAGGTGCACCTGCATTTCCAACTTTACAAAAAATTTCAGTATTTTCACCACTTGCTGGAAATGTAATCGTTGCTTCGTTGCCAGTATCAGAAGTTACTCCTGAAATATTTTTAGCTTGACAAAATGAAATACCTGCTATTGTTTCATCTCTTATTTTCATTTTTTTACTTGATGAATCAAAAGTAGGATCTCTCTTACCATCTGCTGTGCCAACAGATGGTAAGTCTGTGCTTGGTGTTGGATTACCTAATAATAACCACGCATATTTTCCTGATTTTAAATTAGCGTTATCAAGTATAATATCAGAATTTATATATTTCATTTTTTATTTTCTCCATTTTTTAACTTTATTATTTATGATGAATTTCAAAATCTACTTCAAGTTTAGTTGTTGGTTGTTTTGTGTAGTTTTTACCATCGATTTTATATCTTTTTCTATTTCCTATTTCCAAATCATATTTTTGTTTTTCTTTGTATAAAATAGCTGGATAATATTTTTCTTCTTTTATATTTTCATTCATATTATAATCATATACATAATTATCATACCAGTTTGTTAATACTGCATTTAAAGGTTCTTTAAACAAATCTTCTTCCATGGTAACAATTTTTTCTTTTTTTATAAGCTTTAACAACTTAATTATCATATAATTAAGAGCCTCTGGAGGTTCTTTATTATTATATTCTTCAAATTCAATCATTTCACGTTCTCCGCTTATTGAATTTGTTACTTCTTTTGAAGATAATTTTCCTTCGTTCATAATTCTGTAAAAAAGACTGTTTTCAATATCTTCAAATATAATTTTAAATTCATCTTTAATTCTATTTCTTAAATTTATTTCTGGCTCTATATCATCTTTGAATTTATATTCAGTTTCTATTTCTTTTATAAATTTATTAACCCTTCTTCCAACATATTTAGCATAAATTAAATAAAAATCTTTTAAAAAATTATAAAAAATAGGAATTTTTTTAACAAACCCTTTTATTAACCAATTTTTATTTAATTTGGATACAAAGCTCCAACTATTTTTATTAATTCTTATATTTGGTAAAATTATAGAATAATTTAATTGTTTTAATGAGTTTAATATACAAACTGGCCTTATCATATAAGCATTTATATTTTTTCTCAGTCCAGGGAAATATAGTCTTATTTTTTCCTTTTCTGGAACATAATCTAATATGTCTATTTCTCCATTATCCTTATAAGTACTTCCCAAAAATTCTTTTCTTTCTGGTCTACCAGACATTTGTATGTAATCAAGTATATATACTTGAAAATCATTGTTAAAGTTCATATTTTTTACATACTCATTCTTTTGTAGAAGAAGTTTGTACTCAAAATAAAAATTTTCTTCAATTTCGAATTCTATATCTTTTAATGCAAGAGCAAATTCATTAGATACACCATCAATATTATCTACACTATATTTATTTGTATTATTAATAACAATAGCTGTATTGTTAGGCTTTCCTTCTTCATCTTCTGTATTTATATCAATAATATAGTTTTTATCTTTTAATTCTCCTGAATCTATCCATTCAATACCAGCACTATTTTCTTCAGAAAAAAAGTTTTCAAATATCATTGATGCATCATTTTTTACAGTAACAAATTTACCTTTTATACTATATGTTTCTACACTACTTTCTGCTAAGCTTAACCTATTATTTACTGGAAAACTATACCCTCTTTTGTTTAAATCTTCCAAATTGTCAAAATAAGCACTTACTGTTTGGTAACGAACTTTATTCTTCTTAATTCCTTTTACATTAAAAAGATATCTTTGACTATTGCTTTCTGTAGACATTACTCTTATTTGTCTTAAAGAACCAATGTCAACATAATCAGCAAATTCAGTACACTCTAATTCTAAAAATTCTCCACCATCATGTAAAGTACCAACTTTAAATTCCGGGAACTCTTTTTTTCTATATAAATTTGTATGTTTTTTTACAAATTTTACTTCTTTATTATGTTTTTCACAGTCCAAATATGTACCAGTAAAAGATGGTAAGAATCCATTTTCTGTTTGTGTTATGAACATATCTGGAGTAGTATGTATTATTGTTATTTCTCTATCATCTAAAGTAGAAGAAAATTCTTCGCTTTCAAAATAAGAATTTTTATTGGTATATTCATTATCTACTAATTTTGAAACCTTATTGTCTTTGAACTTTTGCGGAACTTTTTTTATATTTACATACCCACCACCTAAAAATTTTTTTTCATTAACATTGGTTATATAATCATTTTGTAAATAAATTATTAAATTTTTTTCATCAGAATTTACAGAAATATTTCTGTTTCTTTGGGATCTTACAATTTGCTTATTATCGCCTTCTTCAACAGACAATTCTTTTAAAAGGTCATCTTCTTTCAAATAGCTGTCATCATCATAGAAATATACTTTTTGAATTTTTTTAGCATTGTTAATAAAAAACTCACTATCCCAGTTTTCATCTTGATTATTTTCTGGCCAAAACCAAGGTTCTACAGCAAACAATTCTTCTTTTAATAATATTTCTTCTATATCTGCTTCTTTTTTAAGAAACTTAATATTTTCTTTATTAAAGCCATCATAATATTTTAATTGGTTGTATCTATCAGAAATATAGTTTAAATAACTATCTTTGTTTCCACTAATACCATTAAATTTACTTATTTTGCTTAAAGTACCTTTAAGATTTTTCTTATTAATATAAATCTCTATCTTATTGTTTTCTGGATTATAGTAAGATTTATCAAACATTAGTCTTACATATTCAGATTTTCCTAATACAGTTCTGTTATCAAAATCTATTGTTTGTAATCCACCGATATCTCCACCTTTTCCAGATAAAGTTTCGTTTACACCTGGTATTACATTATCAAACCTTCCAAAGTTCAAGTCATTTAGAATCAAACTTGTTTCTTTATCATCAAAAGTCTTTTCTCTGTATCTATTTATAATACCAGTGTATAAATAATTTTTTAAATAATCTTTAAAATAATTTTTTTCGCTATTTTCTAAACTTTTTCCTAAATTATTAAAAATGTCATATATGATGCCATTTGGATTTTCATATTCATTCATGTCATTAACGACAAATCCATTTGAAAAAGCAAAATATAATCTTGGAGCCAATTCATCATTTATTGAATAAAATTTAGAAAAAACAGTTTCATCTAAAGCTTTGAATTGTCTTAAAAAATCCTGTAAGGAATAAAAAGGAGAATTAAAATTTTCAACACCATTTATAAATAACTGTATGTTAGTCCTTTCTCCAGGTTTTACAATACCATTCATTTTTATACAATATGGATTGTCTTCTATTTTATAAACAACTTTATCATCTTCGTAAGTTGGCTTCAACTGGCCGCCAATAACTATATTTTCTCTGTATCCATTAAAAAAAGTTTCACCATCTAATGTTTCATAATATCCAACTTTTATTTCATTTTCTGTTAAGTTTTTTGGAAAGTGTCTATTTACATATTTCCACATTTCCTCAAAAAAACTAATAAAATAATCCATTCTGGTTTTTGTAATATCTACTCTGAAACTATATTTATAAACTTTTCTATTTTCTATTTGGTTTAATTTTATTAGTATTTTTCTTACACATTCTTTATAAGCGTCTAAAAGTCGCTGATTATCAAATATAGTACCATCTTTTATTATAGCATATGATTTTTTTAAAAAAGAAAATATACTTGCATTTTCTTCGGCAATGTATGGTGTATATTTATCATTATATACATCAAAACATTCATCTATTATATTAACTAAACCAATTGTATCTATTGAGGCCATTTTTTCTCCGATTTTATCCTAAAATAGCTACGTCTCTATCTGTATAATTAGAACCATAACTTTCACAAATTTCTTCTAAAATATCTGTAGAAATAATATTGTTTTCATCCTTTTCTTCAAATATTTTATCTATATTAACTTTAATCGGTCTTTTGTTTGAAATTTCTAAGTACGTTGGATCTTTTTTATATTTTCTTTCTTTTTTAATATCTCTTCTACCAAAAATATCTTTTGAATAAATCTTCATTTTTTCCCAATCATATAATCTATCATAGTTGTTAAATATGAAGTTGTCATCATCATCTTGTTCACTAAAACCGTAATAACTATCATCATATTCATAAATTTTTGCTTTTTCTTTATCATTATCATTATAAAGAACAAAACGACCATAGAAATTTATTTCTTCTATTCCAAAAAGTCCACCGTTCTGATTTACACAAAGCTCATATTTATCACTGAATAGCATGCCGTTTACTTTCAATGTCTGGTCTGTATAAAATACACCATTATTCAACACTCTGTACAATTTTTCTTCAGATTTTGAATAAATTAAAATACCATTTTTAATATTGCAATATTTATATTGGAAAATTTTATTTTCTCTTTTGTTTTTTATATTTGCTATAGAAGTTTTATCTTCTATCTCTTCTGAAGTTAAAGGTTCAAAATAAATACTTCCCAATTCACTATTTGCAATTTTATCACTTTTGCTTATTTCACTTAGATTAAAAACAGTTATAATGTTTTTTTCTACATAGCCACTATGGATTATTTTTTTATTAGGAGTTGTTTTAATCATTGGTTTATAATAGCATCCATCTTCAACTATATAGAAATTTATATTTTTTTCAGTTTTCAAATCTATTGTTTTTTTGTTAAATACAAAAACATCATTTTTTATAGATTCAACCATTTGTTTATATGTATCAAAAGTGTATAAGTTTGTACTATTTTGCTTTTTTAATGGAATAGGATAAAGTTTGTTTATTTCAAGATCACTAGATGTATTTATTAGTTCGTATTGATAAATTATGTATGAAGTTAAAGTCTTATTTAAAACTATAAAATAGTTTCCTGGACTTACCATTCTATTTACAATTTCAAGAGCAATATTATTAAAATCTTGTCTGTCATTTGATGAATTTACAATTTTAAAATCACCATCTGTATCAAACGATAAATTATAAAATTCATTAAAGCAAAACAACTTATTATTTATATAATCATAGTTAATAATATTTTTATGTTTATCAGCAAAACTTTTTATAAAGTCAGTGTTTTTTGCATCAACATAGAATTTTGCCTTCCAAGTATAATTATCTACTCTTTTCCAACTTTTTTCAAAGAATCTTTTTTTGTCTTCACTCCAATTTTCTTCATCTGTAGATGTATCTAAAAACTCTTTTATACCTTCTTCTATTACATAATCAATATTTATAACACCATCAGATTTTTTTAAATAATTATAATAAGAATTATTTTTGTAAACCATTTCCCTTATTTTGTTTTTTAGGCTTGGGCCATTAAAACCATTTAAGCCAACTGTTTCCATGTTTTCCCATTGGTTTATTTCTCTATCATTTAAATAAGTAAGATCTTTTGGCAAATAAAATTCTGTAATTTGTGAACCTTTTATTTTATATTCTGGATTATAATATCTTCCATTTTGATAAATATAGTTTTCACTAATTCTATAAACTGGATATAACTTTTCAGTGTTTCCACTTATTTTTACCTTATCTCCCCAATATTTTGTTGAATTTATAATTTTAATTTTTTCAGATAATGGATTAAAAAAAACGTTGTTATATTTATTATTTGCAAAATGGATTGATTTTCCTACCGAATTTTCATATTCTTTTTTTTGCCCCAAGTCATTCAATACATAAGGTCTTGTAGAGAAACCACTATTTTGATAACCATCGCTCTTGGTATAGTCAATAATAAATTTATTTGCAAAATTTTGATTCCATCCTTCACTGTCAAGAATATAAAATCCATCATTTGTATAATCTTTTGTCCAGTTTAAAACCATTGTTTCATCTGTTTCACCAGTATCAATTATAACATATGTTTCTCTTTGCAAAAATTCTGGTGTAAGAAATTTTAACAATGCGCTAACTTGATAAAGCTGTTCTACATTTAAGTTGCCAGCTATATATTTTGATGATGGTTTTACTCTAATATAATTTGTTTTAAAATACTTAAATACTGGGCCTTTGTATTTTTCTATATCTGTAGATATAACCGTTTCTCCATCTTTATGCTCAACTATATATTCATCATCATATCCAAGTACGCAAGTTAAGCCATATTTATCAACCAAATCATCAAAATCTTTAACATTAAGTTTTTCTGACATCTTGTTTGGTGTGACTATTTCATTCGTAGAAATTCCGTCTAACAAGTTGTCTCTTGGATCTTTTGTGGTTAAATAGTATTTATAGCTATATATATCAGTAGTTGTAAGTTCTGTATTTATATTATCTACAGCAAAATATAGCCTTCTATCAAAAAAATACTCTTCTATCTTTATATTATATCCTAAGAAATTAAACAAAAGCTCAAAAGTACTAGATACACCTCTTACAGAATATACATCCATTATGTTTTCAGCTATGGTTCTATAAGCTTCTTTTTGATTTTCCATAATCATAAAATCTTTTGGTTCTATACCCATAAGTTGTGTAAGATATACTATATATTCATATGGAATTTCTCTATAACTTTTGAAAATTCTTGTGTTGCTCATTATATTATCAAGTTTATCAAACTCTTTCATTATTGCATCCATGAAACCCATAAGAGAATCATTTTTTTGCATCTCGGTATAATCGAAATCTGGAACAAAGTATTCCCAGTTATTTTGAAAGAATGATGATGAATAACAATATTTAATACAGTAATATATTTCCCAAAGAGTATCGTTTGATATAATTACATCACTTGTAAAATCCAATGCTTCTTTTATTTCATTTTCAAGAAATCTTTTGGCTACTAATTCTGAAATTGATTGTTTTTTTATTTCTTCTAGGTTAGCAAGTAAAACTTCTGCTAATTGCATAAAGATAGTATTATTTGCTTTTTCTATTATTTTTTTAGCTTCATATTCATTGTTGTTATAACCATAATTTTCATAATAATCATCTATATTATTTAAAACTCTATTTTTTATAAAAAAATTTTCTAATTTATTATTATTTTTTAATGTTTCGTATATTTCTTCTAAAGAGGGATCTAAAAACTTCATTAACAAGCCTCAACTATAAAGGCTAAGAAGCCTTTATAGTTTTAACTTTTTAATCTATAGATACATCTGCCTTTTCATATGTTATAACTGCTCCATGTTTACCATTACTTTCAGCAAGAATAGATACTATATAGAATTCAGCACCAATCTTACTATCAGACTGAGAACTGATATTTAATGAATATTTTTGATCAGGATATCTATCTTTGTCCATATTATCATAACCAAAATATGACAAATCAAAAGATAAAACGCCTTCAACACTCAATACAGTTTTAAATACATCAGATCTATAAACATTATTACCTATTTCTATATCTCTTACAGAAGTCAATTTGTATTTTTTTAACGCATTCTCTACACCAGCTTTAATTGTAGCTAAGTCATAGTTTGCATTGTATTTTACAGAACCAACCAAGTCAAAAGTTTTAAAATATGGTTTTAACAAATTCAATTCAGTGCCAATTATTTGGTATTTCTTCATATAATTTTTTATTTTATCTTCTTCTGTTAATCTGTCTGGCTCATAAGTTCTGTCATTTACAAAATGCAAGTAGAATTCTCTATCTGGGAAATCACTATTGTCTGTTTTCTTAATATAGAAATTATATCCACCTTTAAAACCATCGTAAATATTTTCACAGTCTATATAATAATCTCCATACTTTGAAACAGTTTTATATTCATCTACAAAACCTCTATATATAAACTTCAAATGGTTAAATTTCGTAGGACAGTAGAAAAATTCATCAGAATCTTCATTTAACGTACAAACAATACCATCAGAATTTAGATTTATCATTTCTTCTTTTGGAAAAAGGTTGTATAATTCTGGATTTGTTTTATTCGTACCAAACAACATTTTATAAAATAATTTAATAGCCAAATCCAATTGTTGTTCTGACACATCAGCGCTGTATGTTGTAATATTCAAATCTTCTAATCCACTACTAAATGCCATTCTATCTGGATAATAGAATGTTATATTTCCTTCATTTGTATACGTCAATCCATTAAAAACAATTTTATTATTTTCATTTTTATACATATTAGCAAAAGAATAACAATTATCTTTTAAAAATTCATTTGCAGAATTTTTTGCCCTTGTATAAATAGTTTGATAAATACTATATCCATTTGTAGAACAAGTAATGCCAGGATTTATTGCTAAAACATTACTATTGTTAGAACTATATACAAACTCTTGTCCATTTTTTGGACAATTCTCTGTTAGCTCATCAACAGAAAAAATCAATGGTACTTGCATATTAGCAGCTGCTTTTAAAAGTTCTATAGAATAAAGTTCTGTATTTATGCCATATGCTAATCCACTATAAGTATATAATTTTTCATCCGAAAGATCATAACCATTTACAGAATTGCCAATTATTTTTACTGGTTTGTTTTTTATAATCTTTAAATCTTCATAAGTATTTTCTTCAATAGAATAGAAACTGTTTGTATCCACTGGTTCTTTAGTGACTTTTACTTCAAAATCACTTTTATCTTTATCTATATAATATGTATCGTTCTCTTGCTTATAATATACACTTTCACCCTCAATACCTATAATCGGAGGCTTTGCATACTCATTACTTTCTTTATTAGACGAATAATAGAAATTTTCCTGTTTGTTAATTTTTAATTCTGGTACGCTTGACAACACATAAGAGATAAACATACTGTCTGCATCTTTTCTATTTATATCACTACTTGTGTATAAAATATCTCCTACAGAAATAGTGCTACTTTTGGAATTGTTTTCAACACCTGTTATTTCTTTTACATCAATATTAGGAGCACCATTACTATATATATTAAAATTATAGTCACCATTTTTATCGCCAACATATAATTCTATTCTCTTAATACCATATGATTTTATACTTCTTTGGGTGTTACTATAATCAATATCGCTGATGTTATATGAATAAGCAAATCCATCTAGCAGTCCTAATTCATTAATTAATTCTCTACCATCTAATTTGGCTGTTTTAATAAAATAAACACTACTCCTTTCACCAATTGATTGTGATTTTACAATAAATGTACCTTTTCCAGTTGGATCTTGTGCAGCATTATAGAATCTACAACTGACAGTATTATCAATGTTATCAACATAATTGCTTGTTTTTAAAGTAAGATTTCTTCTATATCCAGTAAGCTTTTCAAACAGATCTTCTGTTGTTTTATTAAGCAAAAGAATTTGTTCCATATTTACAGTACTTATTTCACTTTCCGCAACAGATGATATATTTACTTCGTTTCTGTTAAAAGCTTCAAAACGCAAATCATATTCATATCCACTTTTATATTCATTTGTATGTTCCCCTTTTACTAAATTTAAAACATTATTTGTAGGGAAGTTTCCTTTCTTTACACTTCTTACTCTTAAATTACCATCAAGAACAATTCTATAAGCGTTTCTTTCATCTTCTGTTATTTCTTCCTTACCATAGTATTGTTTTATTTCATTATCATCTTTGGTTTTTAAATCATACCATTTACCATTTTTAAATTCAAAAATAGTCTCCTCGTCTTTGTTTATAGGAGAAAAAATGTATTCCAATGTGTTTACTAAAGTTCTTAAAGAAAATTCTACATAATTTATATTAGTAGTTGCATCTGAATCATCTTTTGTAGTGTTGAATACGATTGATAAATCTGGGTCAATAGCAGCTGAACGTGCATCATCACCTAACTTTATTTTTGAAAATCCAGATTTATAAATTTTGTTTAATGTTGCATGAACGTCATCATTCCATTCTGCTCCACTTAATTTACCATATTTATAATCATATGGTTGACCATTACCATATCTTATAATTTCCTTATCTTCCAATTCAAATTTCATATCTCCCTTTCCAAAGTATGGGAAATAATCATAAACAGATGAGGCATATGTTCCATTTGAAGCAAATACTGGATTGTTTATAGCAGACAACCTTTTATAGAAATTGTGCGCATTTATAATTGAATATGCATCCAATCTTACTGCCAATATTCTGTCATTTACTCTAATTCTATAAAAATCTTTTTTTTCTTTTGGCTCATAATAATCAATCAAGTTATCTGTGGTAGCTATATATTCTTCTTTTAAAAATTGTTGTTTGTTTTGATTTTCAACTTGTAAATTCAAATCTGCAAAACTTGAAGTATTGTTTCCAAACATGCTATTATACATCAACTGTTGCTTGGTTATTTCTGTTTCTTCTGTTTTATTGATTAGCTGATTTAAACCTACTGTATTATCATTTTCATCTGTTTTTAAAATTTTAGCCAAAGATACAATTGTTTCTGAAACTCCTAAACTATTTACAACTTCTTGTTCTTTATACATTATTACAACATATTCAGAAGTTTCATTAGCTTCTAGCTTATAAATGAATGTATAATCATTTATTGTTTGAACCAATTCACCTTCTTGTGTTATTTTTCTACACAAATTTTCAATAGAGTAATTATTGCCAAGTTGTTCTTTATAAGAAGCTAATATTCCAGTTAAATTATTATAATTTATTTCTGTTGTATAAGAAACTATTTCTTCAAGAGCTTCTCTTATTAATTGGACTATACCTTTTCTATAATTAGCGTATGTTTTTGAATTATGGTAAGCATACATTACTTTATAAAATTCTTTTGTTTTTCCACCATATTTAGCTTCTTGCTGACTTGTATATTCGGCATCACTTGTTACTTCTGGTTCATTGCTTAGGTATAAATAATAATTATCATAATATTCTATGTTTTCTTTATTTTCTATCCAATCTGAATTTACAATGTTAAAAGGATTGTACAAATATTTTGCTTCTTTATGCAAATCTACTGTTATAGTAAAAATATCATCCAAAACAAACTTTATATATTTATAAGACTTACAATCTATTAATTCTTTGTCATTTAATGCTGTATAAGAAGCACTTACTTGATTTTCTATAATGTTATTGTTTGTAGTCAAACTATTAGTAGTGCCATCTATTCCAATAATATTTTTTATATATAATTCTGTAGATGGAGCTGTATGAAGTTTAATTTTTAATTCATAACTTTCGCTGTTTTTTTCAGAACTTATTATATCTCCGAAAATTTCATTTGTGTTATAAACTATTGCATTCGTCATCATTCTGGCTTCATAGTTCTGATCATTTTTATTTATATTATAAAATTTTGAATACCATTGGCCTTTATCATAGATTGAATTAAACTCAAATCCTTTATATTCATTATAGCTATCTTGTATATAAAGATTATTATAAATTCCTTTTTTATTTAAAATATTATTTAAAGAAGCATCTCCAAAAATATATTTTTCATTTAAAACATGATTCTTGTTTGTTTCTATCCAAGGGTAATAGTTTAATTTTTCATTTGGAATTTTATTTATTTCTTTATTTAAAACTATGAAAGAAAAAGCTTCATGTGGGCTAATTTTTCTTCCATAATATTTTTCAAAACTCCCTGGCATATTATCTGGAGTAAATGTTTTAGAATTAAGAACCATTGTATTTCTTCTTAAAATTCTATTATAATCTTCTGAAGTTACTGCTCTGTTTAAAGATGTCAATGTCAAAGGAGCATTCTTTACTGCACTATCCAAATTTTCAATATCCAAACCATTATAGCCAGACATTATATTTGAAATAATTATTTGTTGAGTTTCTCCAGAAACATCTTCTACATTTTCATCTATACTAATAAAATTGTCTGGAATATTTGCATCTTCACCTGCACAAGTTCTAAAGAATACGCATATTTTTTCACCAGCAGTATATAATCTATTTTCCAAAGTTTCATTGTTATATGTTACTAAATCTCTACTTGGGAATCTAATTTGATAATTTCCATTCTCATTCATTTCAACCAAATAGCAAATTAAGTTTCCCTGTGTTACATCTGTATCCAAAAAGTTTTCTACTTTTTTAAAAAGAACACCATTCTTAGAATAAACCTTTAAGCTTTCAACATCAATTTCAGAATCAAGTTCAAAGATAGGCCCGTCAGAAGTATTTGATGTAAATTCTCTATATGTTGTATTTCCCTGTAAAGCAACTAATTTATTACCATTAGAATCTTTTGTATATAAAATTTCTCCAGGATCCAAAACTATTGGATAAGTGTAATCTGGGTTTCCTTCTTCATCTATTTTTAAAATTTCAAATGGAATATTTTTTCCATTTTTATCCTGTCCATAAAACTTAAAAATAGAAGATTTTATTTCAGTAAAATCACCTGGGTTATCTCTTACGTTACTAAGATTTACTTTTTTATTCAATATATTTTTAAATTCTATTGAAATTGGTAATATAGTTGCTTTTTTAGATCTTAAATTATATCCTATTTGCTTTAACAATCTATACTTTGAAGTATCAGATGTAGCAGTTGCTAAATACTGTTCATTGTATAACAAATCTTGCCTTACTGCCAAGTTATCACAAATCCAAGCCATTAACTGAATAAGTAATGTTCCAGCTTCTGAATTATAAAACTGAGTCCAGTTACTTGCCCAGTTTGAATTGTTTTCTATTATTTCTCTAATTTGAGCTATTACGCTGGAATAATCCATTCCAGTTGCTTGTATAATCGGTAATTCTGTTAAATTTTGTGTACTTGCCATTTTTTATATTGAAACTCCTATCTGTAGATTTTCTTTATTTTCTGTATTAAGTGTTACATCCAATTTTATTCTTACAACATCATCTTGAGTTGCAGATGTTAATGTGCAAGAATTTACAGTAACTCTTGGTTCTTGTCTATTTATTGTTGTTATGATTTCTGCAATCAAATCTTTTATTTTCATTTGTGGTAAAAATAAATAATCTAATACATGAGAACCAAAATCTGGTTCCCCTACTCTTTCTCCAGGTCTTGTTGTTAATATTCTTTTAATATTTTCAGCAATAAGTTGATGTTCTGTTTTTGAAAAAATCATACCATTTTTATCATAAAACACCATTCCAGAAAATTCGTCGCCTTTCATATTACTTAACTTAATTAAAGCAACAAAAGCGCCCAAAAGGGCGCTTATTTTTAATAAGAATTTCCAAGCATTTTTATATCATTAATATTACTTTCCGTACTTTGTTCTTTACTGTAGCTGTTTATTTCTTCAATTTCTCTTTCATTTTGCTCATTTAGAATCTTTAAGTAATCCATTATTTCTGTTAAAGGCATGTAAAATATTTCTTCTCTTGAAAAACCTTGCTTTACCAAAAATAAAGTATTATACCTTAATGATTCAAACCATTGTTCTCTTTCTACAGAATCAATAACGAAAAAATTCTTTTGTAAATGGTATAGAAGCCTTGTCTTCTGCTTCACACTTAGGACATACCAAATCAACCATTGGTATCAAAAGTTCTTCTATCTTTTCAAAAGCTTTTGTAATTTCTGTTCTGTCTCTTCCTGGCAATACATTAAAGAAATCCACATAATCTCTTGGATTTACTGGCTCTCCTTTATCGTCTAAAATTTCTCTTGTTCTTGCAACATAAGTAAGAACATTTTCTCCATAGTCATCGTATCCCTTTGTCTTTAAAAGTCTTGATACCTCTTCTTCATTGCCAAGTGTAGTTGTTTCTATAACAACAGTAAATTTACTAACTGGAAGCTTTATTGTTTTTATACCTTCTGCATTATCATCTTCTATTTCTTCCCATTCTACATCAGAAATATTTATCTGCTTTTCATATTTTTTTCCACAATTAGGACAAGTAACTTCAAACTTATAATCTTCACCATATGTAATCTTTCTAAGATAGTATAGAAGGAAGAAAACATCATATGGAATAAGCTTTTTAACATTAATATCTTCTACAATACAATTTTCCAGTACCTTTAAAAAAGCTGTTCCATTATTGATATAATTTTTATTTCCTAATATTTCTTCATCAGCAAGAGACATTGGTCTAATGGTTAGTTTTCCACTAGCCATTATCTCATCTCCAAATGCTCTATATGGAATACCATTACTTGGTAAATTTACTGAATACTCTTCTGTAAAACAGAATTTGTTTTTCTTCATCTTTTTTTCAGAAATTTTAATTTTTTCAGCAAATTCATCACCTACTTTTGCAGCTTTTGTGTTTTTTATTTTAGACAAGTCTATTTCGGGTGCTGGGCCATATGTTTCCACAGCACCCTTAACTTTCATCAACTCTTCTTCTTTCATGCTTAACTCCTATATAAATTATAATATTTCTTCAATAGCTTTTTCTTCTTCTGATAAATACTTATTAAAAAGAGGATTTGTACTCTCTTTTAAAACCGCCTTATCATCCAAATTATTCTCTACAAAGTATTTAGCAGCTGCCACCATTTTTCCAAACATTTCAAGCTTGGAAGAATCGTTTTTTCTACTTTTTGTAGCTTCTTCCATTAATGCCTTGCAATCATCTATAATTGCTGTTGACTGCATCTTTTTATATGCTTCCGAAATTGTTTTTCCTTCTTCCAATCTGCTTTCAATAACAGAAAGTTTTGAAATAATTCTATTTACTTTTTGTTCTTCACCTTCTGTCATTACTCTTTTTCCAGAAAGCTCTTTTAATCTTTTAGAAGCATAAAACAATCCTAAATCTTCGTCATAGCACTTTGTAATACTTTCTCTCAAGGCTTTTGTTTTTGTATATTGTTCACCATACTGAATAGTATCAAAAATCTGATTAACTGTCATATCTTTTATTCTCCTTTATTAACTTTTGCGTTAAATCAAAGAATCAAAAACCGATCTAAATGTTGGTTTTTTTTCTTCTTCAGATATTGTTTCTTCATAGACAGTACTTGAAATAGCCTTTTGACATGATTGATTTCCTACAACATCAATAGATATAAGCTTTGCTCCTTCACAAACTTCTACAGCATCTTCTGTAATATTAAGTTGTCTCTTTCTTTCTTCTGAAAGTGGTCTTACTTTACCTGTCATTCTTGTACTGAAGCATATAGGAAATCCATCCTCCGCCAATGTTTTTACTTTATCCTTCATAGGGCCAGCAGGAATTGCCTTACCTCTAATCTGTCCAGTTTCTTCATCCCATGTTAATTCTGGGAATTTAACTGCTATTCTTTCAAGATTAACATGAGCATCCTTAGCATGTTCCAATTCACCAAAAATAGGCTTACCAGATTTTTTTGATCTTTCCATTGCTTCAGTAAATACACTTCTTAAAACTGATTTAGGATATACCCTTTTATTAGCGTTTAAAGAATCAGCTTCTGAAAAAACTCCTTTGAAGCACATTTGCTTTTGAGCGTTTTCTCCTTCGCCTATAGTTTCTTCTTCAGCAACAATAGTTACTTCATCTGTAAGTACTTGTTCATCTATCAAATTATCCATTTTATTCTCCATATACATTTTAACTTTTAAAATAATTATCTATAAACGTATATTTGTCTTTTATATAAAAACCAAAGTTTTTAGATAAAGTAATTGCTTCTGACATTGATTTAAACAACGAAACTATCTTGTCATTGGTTCCTTTTCCAGATATTATAATCCAAAAAGTCTGTAATTCTCCTTCACAAAAACTGGCATCTATATTTACTTTTCCTTTGAAATTAAAATTATTAGTTAAATATCTATATATTTCATCTGCCCACTTTTGCGTATCTTCCTCAAAATATGAAGACACTTGTTCGTTCATATGCTTAATTTTTTTAAATTTTATTTTTTCAGTTATGAAAGGATTTTTAAATCTCGTTAGTTGTTTTTTTACATATGCTATTTGTTCTTCATTATTTAAAAAAACATCTATTTCCAGTGGTTTAACTCCATAGCCAAAAAATGCTTCTTCGCCAGATAAAAAGATTTCATAATCAAACTTTTTAAATTTTTCAGAAAGAACCCTTTTTAAAAAATCTTCTAAAAATAAAGTTTGTTCCTTAGTTTCTGAATATTCAGAAACTACATGAACTTTTTCCAAATCTTTAATTTTTTCAATTTTTTTTCTTGAAGAAATTATAATAGATTTTACCATAAACTAACCTCCTCTGCTAGTTATATTAATTAATTCATATATAAAAAAAATGTCAAGGGCCAAATGGTATTAATAATCCAACACCAGTTGAACCAGCTGTTGATTCAAATGTCCTTGCAACTGTTGTTATCAATGAAGCTTTTATACCAGCCGCTATAAACATAGCAAATAAATCATCTCCATCTTTTGCTCCAACAGCATCTAACATTTTATTCCATGTCTTTTGTGTCTTGCTTTTCATTGTTGCTATTGCACCAGCTGCAAGCATTAAATATGCAGCAATAGCAGAAATTAATAAAAGTATTTTCATGTTTCTATGATCTATGGTAGTTTGTTTGCCATTCCCAACAAAAGGAACTATAGAATCTCCACTATGCATAGCGCCAATAACCAAACTGTTTATTGTACCATTTGTATACATATCTGATATACCATCTGTTAGTTTTTGAGCTTGATCGATTGGATTAAAAGATGTGGTGCCACTTCTTATAGTATTCATTCCCTGCATAACATTTTGTAATGCCATTAATAATAAAGAAGTTCCTACTCCAAATACAGATGCTCCTCCAGTATGAACTGCTATGTGTAGAACTCCTGTTGTAAAATACTTTGCTGATTCTTCGGCCACACTTAAACTGTATTTTATGCTTTCTGTATCTCCCATTTCTTTTATTCTTTTATAAATATCTCTTCTTAATCCAATTCCACCACCACCTCTATCACCATTGTCATCTCCACCTATATTATTTAAAATTTGATTTACAGCTTTACTATCAGATTCTTTTCCATTCAAAGCATCTATTAATTCTTGTGCTTTTTCCTCTGCTACTTCTTTTATTTCATCTTCTGTAGAGTTTTCATCTAGTCCTAAATCATCTAAAATTTCTTTAGCTTTTTCTTCTGCATCTTCTTCATTATAATCGCCATTATTAATATCATCAATTTTTTTCTTAGCATCTTCAAAAGCAGAAGATAAACTATCTTTGGCACCATCTCTGTATAAAAGTAAGGTATTCTCTGAATATTTGCTTAATGTTTCTTTTTTTAAATTTTCTTTTATTTCTCCAAATAGTAAATCACTTAATTTTCTTTTTGCTATTTGAATTTTCTCTTCATCACTAATTTCTAATGAATTAATTTCTTCTATTATATTCTGTTTATCTTCTTCAGAAATATTCGGTAAATCTTCTATTTTTAAACCATCATCTTCTATTGTTATTGGCAAATTTATACTATCAAATAATGAATCTATACTATTTACAAAACTGTTATAATCTATTTCTTTAACAGTTATATCTTTTATAGTGACAGTTGTTTCAAAGTATAATCTTGCTAAATTATTCATTTTTACCCTTCAAAAGATTCGCTTACAGTCTTAGAAACTTGCATACCTTTCTTGATTGTTTCTGGCATAACTGCTTGTTTAGCTGGTGAACCTTGAGTTGTCAAAGTAGATACAGCCTGAGCAAGGTTATCTACCTGTTTTCCAAAGTTTTGACCCTTAGCTTTAAATAACATTGTATTGTCAGATTCCAAAACCATTTTCCCATTTGTCTTAATTTCAACATCCTTTTTAGCTTCAAACCCCATTTTTCCATCAGCTTGAACCTTTAAATCTCCTGTTGTAGTAACTTCTACATTTCCATCTGTTGATAGTTTTACTATAGTTTTTGCATTTTTCTTTTCATTAACTAATGAAATTATAACTTTTTCATCATCCATAGTTAAATCTTGATCTAACAATTTATCATCTTTTTTTATTTTTCTTTTTATGTTTAATCTTCCTTCATCAAAAAATATTTGTTCTATTCCTATTTTTTTATTATCATTATAATCATTTACATCATGCCTAAGTGCTGCCTTTTCTTTTGTTAATATAAAAGTGTTTTCTGGCAGTATTTTTTCCAAATCTGTTTTATCAGCATCCAAATTGTCATAATCTTTAACACAGTTGGTTTTTGTTTTTAAAATATATGCACCGCTGTTTATATACTCTGATTCTGTAATTGTATCTTCTTCTATTTTATTATCTATATTTAGAACTGTTAAATATTCAGCTGGATCTTCATTTATATCATCTGTAATTGTATCATCGCTTGGAAGCTTTACATTTTTTCCATATTGTTTATTTCCATATAATCCACCCAACCAAACGTAAAATACATCTTTAAATCTTTCTTTATCACCTATCTCTCCAACCAACCCAACTGTTCCAACTTGTGGTAATGAGAAGCCTCCGCTATTACTACCATTTCCAGGGCCAGACATAACCAAACATTCACATGTAATAGCACCACCACCAAAGCTAGTTTTTCCTATACCTAAAGTACTTTTAACAACACTAATCATTTTATTAAATGGTTTTGCATATTCTCTACTTGTTCCATTAGCCTTAAACTTTTGATATAGCATTACATCTATAGTACCATTAATTCCAAAATTACTATTTCTATATACTATTCCTTCCCAAAGCATCTTTCCTTTTTCTCCTATTAAATATTTGGTATGTATATACTTCTATTTGGTGTGTAATCTTTTACTCCATTAGTAAAATTATTAACATATGTTATTAGCCAAGCAAGACTTTCATCTCCAAGAAATTGCTTAGCTATTAAGTCTGGTCTATACTCTAATCCTACTGGTATTTTTGTTTTATATTTATCCTGTAAAAAACCTTTTAATGATTGTTTGTTTACAAAGCTCTTGGTATTTGTTTTTAATATTGGATTATAAACTGTGTCTTCGTAATCAATTATTCTCATTTGTTTCCTCTTTTTCAACCATTTCTGTTTTTAAACCTTCTTGTGTTCCAAAATACATCTCTATTATTCTTACAAATTCTTCCTCATCTAAGCTTTTCAAAGAAAATACTATACCTGGAATTTTTACACTTTTACCATTATACGAAATTTCATACAATTTTAATATATCAAACCTTGATAATTTTTCAATATTCAGGTCTTCAAATTTAATTTTTATAGTTTCTATTAAAACATTTGTATTATTACCAATATATTCACTTGCTTTATCTCTTAAATTATCAACAGGTCTGTTTTCTTCAAAGTCACTATTACTAAAAAAAGTTTCTTTATCTTTCATTTCATCAAAAATTGTTTCAAAATAATTTGACACTTTTTGCTTTGCACTGTCTGTTAAATTGGCTGCTTTATCAAACCAGTTACTATTTAATCTAAATACACTATCTGATGAAGTTGATTTTAAATTAACCAACTTGTCTTTTGTAGTTTGTAAAACATTTTCTATTTTTTGTTCTATTTTTTTTATACTGGATTCTGTTTGTTCTGTTCCTGCTTTTAATCTTAAATATCTTAAATACATTTCGTTACATATTTTTGCTCTATGTAAATATGTATAGCTTTCTTTATTGATACCTTCCAAAGTAACTTCTTTTATTCCTTTCGATGGATCTATATTTTTTGTTCCATCATCTATTCCGCCATCGGAATAATTAATTACAATATTATTATTTTCAATAAGTTCCTGCGAACCAATAAAAAAATCAAAGTACTTTTCATTTTCAATAATATTATTTTTTGAAAAATCTTGAATTAGAAATTTTCTATTTTTTAAATACTTACTAAAATCATTATTAAGACTATAAGTTTTAAGCATAACAACTATACTTTCTAATTTTTTCCAAGCTTCTTCTTTTTTACGCTCATCAAACGTTTCATAATTTTTTATCCAATCATTTAAACTCCCTGAAAAATATCCTAATTCTTCTTTTATTCTGGATCTTACATTTAAAACTTCTTTGTTTATAGTGTCAATGGTATTATTTATATAATCATTGAAACTATTTGCTGTAGCAGCAAAAGAATTATAACTATTCATCATTCCTTTTTCTTTTTCTTGAAGTTTTTTAAAAAAATTTACCATTTTAATCCTACCTTAAAACATTTTACTAAAACTACTGGCACTACTTTTAACACTTTCCAAGCCAGATTTTAATTTACTAGAAATATTATTAATACCAGTACTAATTTTTTCATTTTCAAAAACATTTTTAACTAAAGATTCGTTACTATCAGTGCAATTTACTATTTCCTGTTCTCCACCTTTTACAACACTATAATCAACGGCTTCTCCATTTATTGTATCCAAAACTTTCTTATTAGTTTCTTCATTTGATTGTGGTGCAAAATTTTTAATATTATTAATTCCACTTGCATCTGGAATATCTTCATTATTTAATATACCATTTTTATAATTTCTTTGTTCCATGCTTACAGTTTTAGAAATAGATTTGCTATAATTATAATAATTAGGTACAGAATCCAAAAAATTCTTTGTTGTTTCTGCTAACGTCAATGAAACACTAAACCCTCTTCTAAATGATTTTGTTTCATCATTTTTATTATTCTTAACACTATAATTAATATAGTAATCAAAACCATCAGCATTAATAGGATTTATTTGTAAATTTGTAACTATATATCTTTTTTCCGATGTAAATTTATCTATTTTATTTGTAATTTCTATACAATCATCTATATTTCCATAATTAAATAATGTACTTATTGTTGCCTCTTTACTGCTACTATTATCAACATGATCTTTATTATTATCACCTTGATTATATCCAAAATTTATTCTTACTATAGGTGGTCTTACAAAAACACCACGTTTACTATATATAAAAGGTAAAACTAATTTTTTATATTTGTTTTCTATTTCAAAAAGAGCATCGGGTGTCCATTCTTCCATCCAATGCTCACCAGAACTATTTCTTTCCTTGTTTTGTTCAGAATTAGTTGCTAAGTATTTTGTTTCTAAAGTAATTGTATTTGGATTGGTTCCTGTATAGCTTCTTACTTGTACAAGTCTTCCCATCAAATCTTCTACTTGATATTTGGCTTCATACCCTCCATCATTAATAACTGGATTAAACTGAAATGGTATTGTATAACATTCAAGTCCTCCATTTTCAGAAGCACCTTCACTGTCTAACTTTGCAGCTAACGAATTAAAATATGGTTCTACATATAATCCACCAAGTAAATTATTAACTGTTTTTCCACGAATATTTTCAAGTTTTATTCTTTCTTTTATTGCGTCTTGTGCTTGTTCTATATAATCCTGTATTTTTTCTACACCATTGTCATATATTACTATTTCTTTTTCTTGTTCAGTTCTTTTTAAAGAAATTATAAAAGAATTTTTAACATTTCCTTTATCGTCTTTTCCATTGTCAGAGTTCCCATCAAAAAAACCATCATATATAGAAACTTTCTTTTTTCCAAGCTTTCCAACTAAACCAGAAATTTTAGTTCCATCAAACCAACTACTTGCATAGTTTATTCCAGAATTTAATAGCTCGGTTCCTTTTTGTATATACTCAAATAATGATTTATTAGAATCTTTGTTTCTACTTCCATCCAAATTATCATCTATATTTGGAGTAATGAAATTATATTTATGATATCTATCTGTAACTATCCTACCTGGTTTAGCAGTATACATATTATAATAATTTATAAGATTTAAAGATACTATTTCTTCAAGTGAAGGCATTGTTTCAGTAACACCACTTAGTCTTTCTATCATACCAGCTAAACCAAACCCACCAGTAAATTTTGATGTCATATCATCAACTATATTTGATATCATACTTTTTCCAAGAGAACCAACAAACATTCCAGAAGCAGTTCCAATCAAATTATATAATGAATTATAAGTTCCAATTTTAGAACTCATTTTAATATTTTTATATTTTTCGCTTTTTGCTTTGCTTAATTTAGTAAAAGCATCATCTGGAGCTCCTGGTCTGTTCGATGTATATTCAAGATATTTCTCTTTTTTATTAAAATTATTTTTTAGACTTTTTGCTCCATTAATAATACCTATATTATTACTAATTAAGTTTTTTAATGAACCTTTGGCAGCATCAAATCCAGAACTACTTAAATCACTTGCATCTTCCAAATCGTCAAGCAATTGTTCATCCTGCATGTCAACATTAGTTGTTATTGCATTAAAATCATTTGTTCCATCCCAAGGTGTATAACCAATATTTTTTTCATTAAAAATATCGTCTAATTCTATTTGTGAGCCATCATTTGGATTTAAAGATCCTCTTGATTCTTCTATATTTCTTCTTAAAACAGAATTTTTTCTTGAAACTATTTTATCACTTGGAAGCTTATCATTTTTTACATCTACTAAGCTTTGAATGTTTGCACCATCTGTATTTCTTTCTGTATTTGATTTATTTTCAAAAACTCCAGTATATAATCCAGATGTTTTGTTAGAAGGATTAAAATCTTCATAGCTCTTTCTATTATTTTCACTGCTTAAAAAATATTCATTTTCATCTATTTTATTGCTTTTTATATTATTTTGATCTTCAGGATTATCATAATATGATAAAGGAATTTGCTTTGATTTATCAAAAATGGAACCGTCTTCTTTTGAAACGGCAACCATTTGTTTTCTATATACTTCTTCAGAATTTTCATCATTTCTTACTGGTTCAGAAAAATCTTCAAGATATCTTTCACCTAAATAATGCTTTTCAACAGCAATACCAGAATCATCCAAATCTTTATTGATGTCTGGTTGCTGTATTTCTATTTGCTTTTTATGTAATCCATAATTACGAGTATTTTCATCCTGTGTAGCCATAACATTTAACTTAATTTAATTACTTAATTCGTTCTCCATTTAGTTCAAATACATTATTTGCAGATGATAGTTTTCCAATAAAATTGTTTGCAGTACTAAAAATATCAAGAGATACAGGTATTGCATCACCACTGCCTGTAAGATTAAATGCCTGTTGAATACCAGCTCTGATTTCCATAGCTTTTTCACCACCTTTCTTATCAAACCTTTTAAAGTAGTTACTAATTACTTTTTTAATTTCTGAAAGTTCTTTATTGGATTTTTCCATTGCTTTGTTCATTTCTGTCATCGCTCTATCTTGTGAGAAATTTTTACTACTTTCTGTTTTAGAAGCAGAAGAATTATTGCTACCAGTAGAATTGCTTTGTTCACTGCTACTGGCTGAGCCTTGAGCTTTGCTTATTGAAACTTTTCCATTATTAACTGTTATTTGTTCTTTTTTACTCATGGCTTCTGTGTTCTCTTCTGTCTTTTTTGCCAAAGTATGATCTGTTTCTGCAACATTATTAGCAGCATCCAATAATGCTTTTTGTGTTTTATCTCCTGCTATTTCACCTAAAGAATCTGAAATATCTTTTAAAAATCCAAGACCTGGTATATGGCTAAGTGCTCCTAAAACTTGTCTTATTATCCATACTATTGGACTTAGAGCTTTTAACAAAAAAGCGAGTAATTTTAAAGCTGGTGGTAATATTTTTCTAGCAAGAGTGCTAAGTAAATTAGCAATAATTGGGCCCACTGTTTTAAATATTGGTTCCAAACTATTTACTACAGAATCCATTATATCCTGTAATGGCTCTTGGAATTTTCCTATTACTTTTGACAATAATCCTCCTATAAGAGCTAATGCGCCTATAGAACCTAAAACCTTTCCAAGAGTTGATTTTAAGAAACTAAAAACTTTTCCAACTGCCTTACCAAGTCCTTTTATAATTACCTGTCCTACTTTTCCTATCATGCCTGGAACTTTTCCGACTGCACCTGCAACACCATTTATAATTTTTTTCCCAAGTCCTTTTAATACAATTCCGCCACTTTCCTTTGGAGCACTATATTTACTATCTATATTTTCACCAACTTTATTCATTGAGTTTCTTAGTTCATTTTTTTTACTTTGCGTATTGTCTTTTATTTTATTAAAAGCTTTTCCAGCTGCTTTAATTGCTTTTTCGGTTTCATCTAATCTTTCTTTTAATTGCTTTTTTAGTCTTTTGGTTGTAGCCTTATTCATCTCTTCTTCAAGCCTTGCTCTTTTGTTTAGCATTTTATTCAAAGCATTCTTTTTAAGTGTCTGCTCTTTATTAAGAGCTTTTACTTCTGCAATTAATTTTGTATTTACAAATTCTTTATATTTCTGTAGTTCGTTTTTATATTCACTACTATTTTTCTGAATTTTTTTCTTATGAAGATTTTTCAAAAAAATATCATCCATTTTTTCAAGAGCTTTTTTCTGTTTAGCATTTTCTTTGGCTTCTCTTTTTCTTTGCTTTTCAGCTTCTTTTATTGAAAGTTCTCCTTTTTCTTTTTCAGCTCTATCCCATTCCTTTAGTTTTTGTTTTAAACTTTTTTTTGTCACCTCTTCAATGTCATTTTCAGATTTTTTATATTCTTCTATTCTTTCATGCATTGTTTCTTTAGTCGTTTTAAAAACTTTATCTTTTATTTTAGTTATTATCTTACTAAAAACCTGAATAATAACTGGAGCAAATAATAAAAACATTGGCCCCAACGACCTAAGTACTGCACCAACTTTTTGAACATTATCTTGCATTTTTTCCATGTTGTCTTTTGTACTTTCTGACAATTGTTTTAATACTTCTACAGATTTTTCTTCTGGTGTCATATCTACTTTAGAAGCTTCTGACATATCTGCTGAAGCTGCTTTAATAGCATCCTTATATGAAACACCCATTGCCTTTGCATATTGTGCACCTGCTATTGGGCCCATTTGTTTTAATTTTTCACCAAAATCTTTAAGTCCAGAAGCCATTTTTTCTGGGTCTATGTTTCCTGTTATAGCATCAGTAATGGAAATTCCAAGTGCGGCATATTTTGGAATATTATCTTCTATATTTGTTGGATCCATTAAATCTTCTATTAATTTAGTTACAGTTCCAGCTGATACACCTACCTTCTCTAAAGCAGATACAGTTTTTGATAAACTCATATTGTATCTTTGAACATCCATAGCAGATTTTCCAAATGCTTTTAATGTACCGCTCCATTCTTTTGTAGATTTTATTACTAATTTTGCGGCATTATTTGTCAAACCATTAGCCTGTGCTACTTTCATTGTATCAGCATATATAGCACTTGTTGTTTTAGCAGAGAGCTGTCCCCATTTTTGCAATTCTACAGTGTTTTCAGTTATTTCTTCATAATTTAATCCAAATGCCCTTGCAAAACCATAAGAAGCTTTTGCAGCATCATTTATATCCTTAGCTGTTCCTGCATATTGAAGCTTCGCTAATGTCTTTGCAACATTATTTGCATCTTCATGCAAAGCTCCCATTTCTGAACTCAAGTTTATAACTGTATTTTTATATGTTTCTAATTCTTTTTTGCTTTTTCCAGCATTAATAACAGTTCTATGAAGTTCTGAATTGAACTTAATCATTTCCATTGCTACCTTAGTAGTAGCAAATGTAACACTAAATTTTAACAATCCGTCAAATACTCTTGAAACATCTTTTAAGGAACTTAATTCACTTGTTGCTTTCTTAATAGAAGTAATTTTTTCATGAGTTTTTTCCAAAACACTGTTTGTTTCTTTTAGTGCTTTACTATTTGCTTTTAATAATTTTTGTTTGTCTTTCAAAGACATATTAAGTTCATTTAATGATTTTTTTAATATATCTTCTGCTTCTGCACTATTTCCATTATTTGTTGTTGACGGCATTTATTCTCTCCTAACTTATTTTAACTTTTATTATATCCAACTCTTGATTTGGTTGTATCTGTTAATATATCATCCTCTATCTTAGGATACTTACTTACGCCAATAGTTGTTGTATAACCACTACTTGAAATATTATGTGTAATTTCTGTTATTACATAGAAACCAGAAAGTTCATGCCTTTTTTGATTTCCAAGTTTTTTATTTCCTATACTACCATATATTTGATCATAATTTTCTATTTCTTTTTTGTAAGTAGGATTAAAATACAAATCATTAATTGGTATTAAAACATCTAAGTATATTGGATACATATAAGGTTGAACCTTTAAATTGAACTCAAGTCCAGGGTCTCCTAAAAGTTCCATTGTTCCATTATACATACTCATTTTTAATGCTCTTTCTATATTATTACTTGCATTTGTTCCTTCAGCCGCATATGTTGTCATATACCCTTTTTCATTTTCATAATCTTTTATTAATTTATCACCTCTCATTATTGACGAAACAACTTCTTCTTTTGAATCATTATTATCCTTATTATTAATTGTTTCTGAGACTAACACACTTCCATCAAATTTAGTAGTAGTAACTGATGAAAGCAGTGCAAATTCATTATTGTTTTGTATCTGAATTCTTTTAACAATATGCTTATTTGGATTATTTGGACCCCAAGTATATTTTTTTATAGTTTTAAGTTTTCTTATTTTTTTATAATATAAAATTATATAAACTGTTTTATCATTTTTATCAAAATTTTTGGTAGTCATCCAGCTAAGAGTTTGTGCAGCCTTATAACCTTCATTTTTTATTTCATTACCATCTTTATCATAACCAACAACACCTTCATCTTCGTTGTACTCTTTCCTTGTTGGACAAGCTGAACAAAATTCACCAATTAAACTATCCAAACTTTTATATAATGAAGGCTTTTTACTTGCAAAACTATAGTTAACCAGTGCTCCTTCACTACCAAAATTAAGATTAATTTTTTTCAAATATTTATCACTAAAATGTTCACCTTCTTTATTTGCCCAATAAACATCTCTAAATTTATCTTGAGCTTTTGTTATATCCTTTTCGCTCAAACCTGAAAAATCAAAATCCATATTAAAACTGTCTGTTGGTCTATCATTAAAATATGGATCATCATTCAAATATAAAATCTTAACTCCATTATCAATGATTTTGTTATTTTCGCTTTCGTTAAAAATTCTCATCAAAACATATAAGACTTCCAATGGATATGATGAAACTTCTGCATATCTTTGTAAAAATCTTTTTTTCATAACTTCTACATCTTTTACTTCTATACCTTCTATAGTATAAAGTATTCCATTATTAGCTAAAGTAGTTTTATAACCAACAATCATATATTCTTGAAGATATGACTTTAAAGTTGATTTGTCATTTATTGTTTCTTGCTTATCATCATCTCCTACACCAATACCTTTTTGAGCCAATGCTCTAACTTGTGATACTCCATTATTAAGTGTAGTTCTACCATCAACTAGTTTATCGCCTTCTATCTTATGTTCCCATATCAATGAATAACTATCTCCAGATGTTCCAGTTCTTACATCCCACCATCTGTTAGTTCTATTTCCTATATCATTTTTTCCTATATTTACATTCTTAGCTTTTACCAAACCAGTTTGATCAGCGGTTGTACTTGATTTGCTATTATAATTTTTTTCAGCCGTATTAGTTGAAAAGTTTGGATTATCATCACAGTATCCGTATCTTATTTTTAAGTTTCCTGGGCCAACTGATTTATTATATTCACTAATTTTCAAATAACCAGTTTCCAAATCACTTTTTGGATCCTCTCCATATGTTTCTTTACCTTTTTCATCTTCTTTTTCATTTATTGTCATTAGTGATCTTTTTATCAAAGTATCCAAAGAATAAACTTGCCTTTTTGCATTATCAGCAGCTTCTTGTTTTTCTCTGTATGATTTAAGTTCTTCTATGTTTTTAGAATATTTATTATTTACATTTGCTTCTTCCAATGCTTTTTGTTTTTCTTCACTTGTATCATAAGAAATATTATCAAAAGTCTTCAAAACTCCAACCTGATAGGAAGCAAAATCTTTATCAAACAATTGTAATGTTATTTTTTTAACACCTTTGTCTACAACTTGCAAACTTTTAATATATGGATGATCTACAGAATTTATAACATTCCAGTTTTTACCATCGTTATCTCTAAAATGAACTTCAATATATGGAGTCATTCCAGAATAAAAATCATAATATTTATCTACATCTATAAATATTTGTTCAAAATCTTCTGATTTTTTATCATAATTTATACTCCATCTGTTTATGAACTTTTTTTCTTTTTCCCAATCTACTGTATTTTCACCACCCAAAGGATTATTAAGAGCTTCAGCTAAGGCATTTGAATATTCCTCTGTAAGTTTTTCAAGTTCTACATAATGTACAGCAGACTTTTCTATCTCAGCTTTATCTATAGCATCTTTATTTACTTGTTTATAACTTGAAACTATTGTGAATTTTCTATTTGAAATAGCAGTAATTGTAATTGTGTCAATATTAACAGTGCCTATAGAATTGGCTTCTGCTGCTAATTTATTTTTTTCTACTTGTTGTGAATAATAATTTGAATAAGCAGCTTCTTTTTCTTTGCTAAGTGTAAAATGACTTATTATATCTTTTCTATTACTTTCTTTTCTATAATAACAATCAGGCAATTTTTTTGCTGCTATAGCTTCATTTGCACGATCAATTAAGTCACATACCAATTTACAAAATACTACATAATTACTCTTTCCGGAATTTTCTGAAAGACTTTTGCGATATTTAAAAGTATATTTACCAGGATCACCTAATACAGGATAAGTGTATTCGTTAAATTGAGAGCTGTCACCACTTATTGGCCCCCAAAATATACTACCATGCCCTTGATATTTTGTATTTATTAAATCTTCAAATTGTTTTTGTGTTATAAACTTAAATATAGAAGCAGGCCCTGCATCATTATCTATTACTTTTTTTAAACCCTCTATATTTGGTGTATAAGAATAATCATTAAGTTCTTCTATTGCAACATTATTAATTAACCATCTAAAAACTTCTACAGTTTTTTTATTCAAAGCTTCTATAAACCGTGGATAACATTTAAGATATACAACATAATCTTTTTTTGTTTTTATTGTTGATTTTAACTTTGAAGTGATTTTACTTTCCCAATTACTAACATCTGCTCCCTTCTCCCATTCTACTACAAAATTTTCAAGTGTATTTACTCCAAAACTTTTTACGATAACTTCATTATAAAAATTTAACCTTGTATTAGCAATTATATTACAACCTTTGAATGTAATAACATCACATACTACTCCATTTATATTTACTTTACGAACTATTTTTCCATAACTATTTTTTGTTTCATATATACCATTGCCAACAACTAATCTCAAATGACCTGCTAACATTTTAGGTGTTACTGTTGTTTTACCTATTGTTTTTGAAATATTAAGTCCAAAACGTCCTTCTGCTTTTTCAAACAATTTTTGATCGTCGTCTGTTGAAGATGCACGAGTTTGTCCAAAACCATAAGTTAATGCTCCGAGCGGGCAAAAATAAAAATAAGGAATAAAACCTTCAAATTCTATTATATTAGATATAAAATCCATATCTTCAGCTGGTAACTTTTCCAATTTTCCAGTAGTCGGCCCTGCATCACTTACCAAATCATCTTCAAGAGGAGGTTCATCCACAAATGAAGTAATGTTTTCTTTATTATATACTATTTTTCCATTTTTATATTGTACTACTTTTTCATCTGGTTTATCAGTATCAGTATCAGTATCAGTATCAGTATCACTAGAACTTGTTTCTACTGATTTTACATTAACGTAGGTTTTATATATTTCTTCTCCATCTTCAACTTTGTCACTATCTTTTTTAGAACTCTCAAATTTTATGTCTTCTGTATGAAGACCAAAGTATCCCAAAATGTCAGCTCCTTTTGAAGCTATTGATGCATCTTCTCTACTCAAACCATTAGTATATTTTACAAATTCTTTTTCTTCTCCTTTTTCAGTTTTTCCTTTGTACTTTACTTCATAATAATAAGCATCATCTTCACTTGGATCAAAAATAAAATTAATAGGCTTTAAACCTGAATCTATTTTATCAGCCCAATATTCATCCTGTTTTATTTCTTTTTGTTCTTCATCTGTTTCATATCCTACAACTATTTCTTTTAAATCACCATATTTGATGTTTGCTAAAGACTTTAAATAATTTACATCAGAAGCGCTACCACCATTACTGCTTAATAAATTAAATGTATATACTTCGACATAATGATTACCAAGTACTTTTTCATTTATTTTTTTTATATTTTCATCATCACTATACTTAGCATCAATAATTGGTTGATTACCTCCTTCACTGATACGTTCATATATTCCAAATCTTGTTTTTGAAGATTTAAAGAATCCTTCAGCTTCTTCAGAAGTTAATGTGGCCTTTTCATATTTTGTTAAAAAATAATTATAAAAATTAGGGTAAAAATGTTTTTTATTTATATTACCAGTATATAATATTTTTACTTTATTGCTATTAAAAACAAAAATTAAAATTTCTTTATCTTTAAAACTATTACCAATATTGTTATTTATCCTTATTATTTTTATTTCTTTTAAAATGTCATCATCATTAATTTCTTCATTTTCGTAAAAATAATTTTTTGATTCTGCTCCAATGATACGAAAATATCTTTTTAAGTTAGGGTATGGAAATTTTACATCTAAGTCTGAAAATTTCTTTTTTATTATGTCTGAATTTCCAAATCTTATGTTCAATAATTTATTCTTTTCTTCTCTTTCATCTATAGAAATCTTTTTATCTTCAAATAAGCCAAAAATTGTACCTGATAAATTTATTTTATCCACGTCTATTCCTCTTTATTTTATTTAACTTAATAAAAAAAGCCGCCCAAAGGCGGCTTTAACAAGTAAAACAAATGATTAAGCGGATTCTGTAGCTGTTTTAGAATCGGATACCTTAACTGCTAAGTCATATTTAAATGTTGCAGTGATTTCACAAGCTTCACCAGAAGCATAATCCAAACCGTTGCCCCAATCAATATTTGATGGGTAAATACCAAATAAGTTCCAACATCTAATAATGTTACCAGCTGGGTCTGTTTGTGCTAAAGAAGCTGAAGTTGCATACTGAGTTTTATAACCCATCTGACCTGTAAGTGGGTTATAAACCATACAAGACCAGTTATACAATATATCTCCGGCTGAAAGTTCACTATCTGCATTCTTTCTAATAAAATCATAGAAAGTACACTGTATATCGTTCCAAGATGGAAGACCAGCAAACTTAAACTGCTCATTCATACGGTTAACAGTTGTATCTGCATATGTAATAGCTGGAGCATTACAAGTTTTAGCTACAAACGCCAATGCTTCCTGTTGATGTTCATCATTACCTGGAATAGCTGAAAACTGAAAAATCCAGTTATTCTTTCTCAACGGTTGCATCTTAAAAGATCTACTATCTGAAATTTTTATTGCCATATAAAATCCTCTTTCTTTTTATTATCTTTTACAAGAAAGAAGTTTTAAGCTATTTCAGGGCACTTTTAAAAATCTTTTCCTCTATATAAAATTCTTTGATTTGAACTCCCTCTTAATGGGAGGCTTATATCTCTTAATTTCTCATCATACAATCCATCTATTATTACATCTATTTTTTTTAAATCTTTAATTTTTAAATTCTCTATGGTATATCCAGTCCATAAATAAATTTTTATTTTTGGAAACTTGTTTCTAATATGATTAATTATATAAAGTGTATCTTCCAAGTTTTCTTTTGCTAATGGTTCACCACCTAATATAGAAAAATTTCTATTCACTCCATTTTGCGTTAGTGAATTTATTACATTTTCAACTAATTTTTCTCTGTCTATTTCTATGCCACCATTAAAATCCCAAGTTTCTGGATTATGACATCCTTTGCAATGATGAGGACATCCTTGCATCCACAACGATACACAAATACCATCATCACTGTCTACTATGTCATTTTCTATTAGCCCTGCATATCTCATTATTCATTCTCCAAAGTTTTTTTATTATGCTTTAAATTTATTGTAAGATTAACTGTTTCTACTTTTGGTTCTACTTTATAATTAAAAGTAATATAATATATTTGATCAGTTGCTGGTTGCATTGGGATTTCTTTAAATACTTTTCCTTTTTCTAAATCTTTTGCAAAATTACCACACCACAATCTATACCATTCTTTTATACTCATTTGTTAAACTCCATTTTTGTAAACTTATTTTCCAAATATTCAGTATGTGCTATTAATTTTGTTCTTTCTTTATCAAATTCTTCGATATGTTCAGTATTTACACATTTTAATCTAAATATATAATTTTTTAATGAATCTAAAATTATGTCTCTTTCCCAACTTTCTAATTTAACTCTAATATAAAATTTATTATCTTTAATATATGGTGTACTAATCCCGCTTATATGTATCAAGTCTTTTTCCATAATATCCACTCCAAAATAATAAAAGCATGGTAAAAACCATGCTTTTATTTTAATTTATTTTTTCCAAGTTGTCAATTTATTTACATGAACATATCTATCTTTTCCCTCTGCTTGTTTTCCTTTATTCCACATAGAGCGTTTAACAGATAAATATCCAGTAATTCTAGCATAATCGTCAATGTACTCATGTGATGCTCCACACACAGGACAAGGTGCATCATATTCTATATAACCAGAATACCCACATTTTTCACAATCACTAAATCTAACATTCAAAGCAAAATACGGTATGTCTTTTGCCATAGCATAATCTACTATCTGTTCAAGTGCAGTAAGATTGTTTTGTGCATTATCGCCTATTTCTACATAAGTAATACAACCAGCAGATGAATATCCAGTTAATTGGCTTTCTATATCAATTTTTTCAAAAGGAGTAATTTCCTTCCAAACTGGTACATGTATAGAATTTGTAAAATATCCTCTTGGCTTTAAATCTCCATTTTCATCTTTATAAGCTGTAATATTTTCTATCAAGCCATATTTCTTTAAAAACTTCTGATAAGATGTATTACAAAGATTTTCTGCTGGAGTATAATAAACACCAAAATTAAGCTTATAATGCTCTTTATATTCCTTACATTTATCCTTAAACAATTGTTCAATTTTTTTAGCAAGCTCCATACCTCTTTCTTCTGTATGATCACAACCAACCAAAATCTGTAATGTTTCTGCCAGTCCTATTTGACCAATTGCCAATGTTCCGTGCTTTAAAGCACCTCTAATACCTTCTTTTTCAAAATCATCTCCATATGAATAAAAAGTATTATTTTCATACATAAATCTTGCAGATGCAGGATTTTGCGCACATATCCAATTAAACCTTTCAATTAGCTCGTCTTTGCAATCACCAATTGCAGTTTTAAGAATATCCATAAAATAATCTACTATATATTCTGGATTATCCTTTGATTTCTTTTTTGCTTCCATTGCAAGAGTTGGAAGAATAATTGTTGCTGGGGCTATATTGCCTCTTC